GCGGGCGAGGAACAACAAGATCAAAGGTGTGAGTACACTGCAGGCAGCCACGGTCAATGCAACTACTCTGACTGCTACAACGATAAACGCTACAACGATAAACGTGCCGACGTTGAATCCGACGACACTCGGGCCATGTACGTTAGGAGGGAATATCACAGGTGGTGGATTTGGAATAGACGGGCTCGATGATTTGAACGGAGTAACGATAGTCGATGGAATGACGTATGCTGCAACTGGAGTAGGAATTCAGGCGGCTATCACAGCAGCAGGTAGTAACGGTGCAGTGTTCATTCCCGAAGGTACGTACCTCGTATCATCAGCCATCGAGATTGATGGGTTGTCGAACTTAGTGATCATGGGAGCAGGGCCAGGCACAGTGATCAAGTTGGTAGACAATCCTTCCGCTACTTCTGCAGGCGAAATGGATAACATATTCGAGATCATGAACAGTTCGGATCAGGTCAAGATATGCAACATGACGATCGATGGCAATGCTAACAATCAGGCTATGATGACGTTGGCGATGTCTTACGGGGACAGTTATCGAGATGCTTTTGGAATGGTCGGTATTAGGTATATAGGAACAGGTGCTGATTGTGTAACGACCATAGCAGGAAACAAGCTCAAAACGGTTTGTACGGGACAAGCAGCCGATAATTTGGAGTTCGATTTTACGAGTGGAAGTTATGATACTGTAGGTGAGTTGGTAGCAGCGATTGATGCACATGCAAAGTACAATTCTCAGAAACACACGTCGATTTATTTGGCGAATGAGCAACTGACAACCCAGTTATCAGACGAGGTGTTAGCTGATTGTAAGAATTCGTACCAGTATACGCATGCTCCAATTGTTTCAGATGCTGCAACGTATGAGATCTATGGCAGTGGAGTGTATATCATCGATTCGACATCGTGTGTTGTAGAAGGATGTTGGATTAAGAATACTCCGCACATGGGCGTTCTGTTGACTGGAGATTCGTCGGGCTGTAAAGTGATCAACAATGATTTTGACTACAATCATTGGCGGGCAGTAGAAGTGTGGCCGAATGGCGGAAGTGCTGATCACGGGCATGTTATTGCGAATAACCATGCTATCAATTCGTATCAGTCGGCGTATTGTGTGGAGTTTTCCGGGACGGACAGTTGTGTGATTGCGAATAACTATGTTGAGATGAGTATGACAGAGGCATTTCCGAATACTGGTTATATCTCTATCGAGTTGAATGCTACTCAAAACAATGTAGTGGTAGGGAATGTGATTAATGGCGGGAAGATGACCATTTCGAATACGAATTGTAATTACAACGTGGTCACAGGGAATTCGATGGTAGCGGGCGGGTCGTTCGCTACTGTTATCCCCGTCCAGACTTTGTCGATCTCTGCAGGGGCGTCGTACAATGTGATTACGAACAATACGCTGCGTGATTCGTACTATGATACGATTTGGATCAGCGGAGCGTCCGTTGGCAATGTCATTCAAGGAAACATCTTAGCCGATAACGCGAGACCTGCTCAGGCTGGTGTTTTTGCCATTGACAACACGTCGACCACAGCGACGGGCAATCTGGTTTCTGACAATCTGATTTTAGGGCACAACAATTTGATTCACGATGTCACGGTTGTAGGCGACGGGATTATCGACGGGTCCGGTACCGTTTGTGTGGAGACTGTGACGATCGGTAGTGGGTTGTACCATACCCAGATCGTAGTTAACGTTGATGGGTTGCGGCATACGGCTGCAGGAGACATTATCGGTGTTAATGGGACCACCGATCCATGTTTCATTGCAAGGATTGACGAAGCAAAGAACGGTACGATCTTTGCCGGTACGATTCGTTGTTTGGTAGTGCCTGCGGGAGGCGATGAAGATATTGATTTGTACACAGCCGACGAGGGCACGGGTAAAGAGGACGATGCTATTACTGGCTTAACCGAAACCCAACTCCTTGATCACGGCGACTGGGCGGCCGACGAGGAGGATACCCTGACCGCCCTGCCGACTGATACCCAGTATCTCTATCTTGTAGGGCAGACAGGTTCGCCTGACGCTGATTACACGACAGGTATGTTTGTCATAGATTTGTGGGGCAATTAGTAAGCTTGTTCTAAGAGAAGAACTGTCATGAGACTAAAGAGAGTATTCCAAGCAGTCACGTTGGTCATCCTCGCAGTGTGTGTAGCAGGATTGTTGTACAAGGTATATGCCGAGACCCTAGGGTGCGAGAATGTGCCCAGTTGCGATCCGTATTACGAAGACGCTGTATTTTCAGTATGCCCAAGACGCATTATTATGGGGGCAGTTGTACTTGGCGTTGTATTTTGATTCATTGGACGATTCGACTGCCTACTTGAATGGCGAGGTGTAGGATGAGGGAGAAGAGGAGTGGGTTCCGTGTGATTGTGATTTTGGTGAGTGGGATTCATGGCCTTGGGATGAGTAGCTAAGAAGTTGGATTGTTAGTGATAAGGAATTAGACCATGGCAGTAACGAATATCATAACGATAGCAGAATTGTTAGCTGCGTTAGGCATTACGGACACAGTTACCGCCGCTGAGCAAGCAATAGCCGAGTTGGCTATTACTAGTACTGAAGGAGCAATCAAACGGTTCTTAGGGTATAGTCCAGTACAAGGTACTCGCACTGAGTTCTATCCTCGTCAGAGCTTCGGGGCTTATTCAGGCGAAGTGTACTGGGAGGCTAATGATTCGATAGCATATCAAAGACGATTAGGAGTGATCGCCAGTGATCAGTTGCAACTGATCGGCGTTCCGATCAGAAGCATCACGTCGTTGTACGTTGATTATGACGGGAGAAGTGGAACACAGGTAGGATCATTTGCAAGTGAGACATTGAAGACCGAAGGAACTGACTTCTGGCCGAATTACGAATTTGAGGATAGCAGTAGTAATCCGGTTTGTACGGATGGCATTTTGCATAGTGTAGGGTTGTGGCCATTGGAGCCAGGAACTGTTAAGGTGACGTATGTGTCGGGCTATACGTCCACCGAGTTGCGGGGTACGGACGATGTAATCGACGCTACTCCGATATGGGCTAGTGCTCTTGACGAAGCTGTTCGTTGGCATACTAGGGTTATGCAGAATCAGAAATCTGCTGTAGGTTATCTAGGACCGAAGACAAGCGAACGATTGGGAGATTACAGCTATTCGTTGAATGCGGGATTAGCCGCCAAGCTATATGGGAGTGGTTATCAGTTATCAGGTGAAAGTGTAATGAGGCTCCAGCCCTTTACGCATTTAGGGTTCATGGCGTAAGGAGAAATTGATATGTCAAGAAGCGACGTTTATGGCAATTTTGTATTTACGGGCAGGGAAACAAATGCAGTAGTTTCAAAGACACTGCCAAAGCCGGATGCGGACTATTGTTGGGTAATTGATCAAGTGTTGTACGGTTTCAGCGCAGCCCCCGCAGCCCCTACGGAGTTGACCATCACGTTAGGAGGAACTGTTATTAGACTCCCGGCAGTAGCAGCTGGCGTAGTGCAGTGGACACCGAGCATGATTCTAGCGGGAGACAACGAAGAAGCTGTAGAGATAGAACTAGGGGCCAGTGGCGGGGCCGGAACCCATGGTTATTTGACTGTGTTATCACGGCTAGACAGGAGAGCAGCGTAATGTCATCGTTGATCGACAGTATGCCTCATGAATGTAGTATTTTGAATACTCGCTATCGGAAAGACAGCGCAGGAGGACGGAAGTCAAAAGGAGTGGTAGTAAGTACCGAAGTTCCGTGTTGGGAGCAAAGTGCAGGGGCGAATGAGGTATCGAAGCATCAGAAGGAAGGACAACGAGTCACTAGGAAGGTTTACTTCCGGGACAATCCCCGAGTAACACAACGGCACAGGATTATAATAACGAAGAGGTCCGGAACGGATGTAGCAGAAGCCGATCAAGTTGAGTTGCACGTGGTAGGTGATCCATTGCCAGATTCGAGTGTAGGGTATGGGATTCTGTACAAGGTCATGTGTGTGGAGCTGACAAGCGAAGGGGACTGATCGTGATAGTAGTTTGTAATAGACTAGATGAGTTCTTCGACGAGGTCAAATGTCAGAGGACGAGAAACGGTACTGGGTGTTTGTTTCAGAAAACAATCAGGTTCAGTCGGACTAGTCAGCCACAGGCGGATTGTAATGGAAACAGACGTAGGGAAGGAGCCAAGTGGGAGGTGTTCGTCCATGTGTCCGGTTTGATTATTGCAGGACAGGACGAAGGGGAATATCTGTTAGAGTACAGTGAGGATTGCGGAATAGATTATCACGATGCCACTCAGGAGATGGCAGGCACTGCAGTAGCAGATGGAGTGGAAAAGAGAATTAGGGAGTTTGCTGAGGAGTACGGGTTCGAGGTTGGTCCCGGTGTACTAGGCGTGTAGAAATCGGAGAATAGTAGAATGACAGAGCATGAGAAACAAGAGGAAGCGAGGAAGCATTTTCTCGAAGCATTCGATGAGGTATCAGCGAGTGGAAATTGGATGGCCGTCGTTTGGAAAAAGGATGACGAGGGCGAGATAACGATGAGTAGGATGACGACGTGGAGGTTTCCGAAGTCGGGTTTCTGGACAGCCATTGCTTTGATGGGCGAGAAGCTGTGTGAGTTCATGACAGGACAAGTAGTCGTACCTGATGAGGAGGAAAAGGAACCCGAACCGCTGCCGCAGGCTTTCCCCAAGAGGTGGATACCCGATGAGGAGGTAGACGATACGCCTTCAGATGAGGAGGTGTGAGTATGAATTGGCTGTGGGCACTGTCAACGCCGAAGGAATCGGAAGCTGAAAGGAAAGCGAGGAAGTGGAAGCAAGAAGCTGTTGGTCTGTTGAAGGCCCTAGGAAAAGCCGAAAGGACCATCGAGAAGAAACGACAGAAGTGGATTAAGACGTATCGGGAGTACAAGCGGAAGTCGGAGGTGATAGATGAGTCGGTGAGAGAACAGATCGATCGGGTTGTCGATATGAGGAAGAATGCCGAGAGACTAATCGATAGCCATGAAGAAGTTGAGGATGCATTGAACAGTGAGCTTAGGATATTGCGGGATGTAGTAGTTCCGCAGATGGCACTAGCCAACGAATCGATCAGGACTCAAGTCGAAGCCGATATAGCGTTGCAGGCTAGTCGGCAGGCAGCTTATTCCCCAATGGATAAGGGAAGTAGCGAGAGAGGCACGTAGGTGCAAACATGAAAGCCGTTGAGACCCTCGGTAAGGCATTGCAAGACAGTCGTAGTATATCAATCGTTGCATTTGAGAAAGCAGCGAGGAGTACTAGACAGACGGGGTTCATGTCTGATGTACTTGCACCGAATATCACAGGCATGTTGACAGATTGGAAACAGGAGGAACGGTATCGGAGTAGGTATGGATTGTTTTCCGGTTGGTTGTATTCAGCAGTCAATGCCATTTGCCATCGAGGAGCGTCTCAAAAGGTTTTAGTAGGCAGGAAGAAAAAGACCGGAAAGCCGAAATCGTATTCAAGTACGAAATCGACCATGACATCGTTCATGTCGAGCAAGGCTTCCGGGGACGAAGTAGACATCATAGAAGATCATCCGATTAAGATAGCTTTGGAGAAGCCGAATCCAATACAGGGAAGGTGGCAGTTCACGTATTCGTTTTTGTCGAATCTGTGTTTGACTGGTTGGGCTTACGTAGTCAAGGATTTTAACGATGAAGGAGAAATGGAGTTCTATTCCCTGCCGACGAATTGGATTAAGGCTGATCATACCCAAGGACCGTTTAGTCGATTCAAAGTAGTTGATCCGGGGAAGCCTGATTCACAGCAAGATGGAAAGTGGTTAGATAGGACACAGGTAGGATTTGCTCATTTGCCGAACCCAGCTGATCCTCGAATGGGGTTCGCTCCTGCCGATGCTAGGGCAGTAACTATCAGGATCGATGATCATATTCAGACAAGCCGGGAGGTGTTTTTTCACCAAGGAGTATTCCCGTCGGTCATCGTGACCGTAGGAAAGGATCCGCATCCCGACGTGCCTGGAGGAATCAGGCAACGGCTTAGTCCATCGCAGCGGCGGCAGGTGCATATGGCGATCAAGCAAGCCATGGGATCGATTGCAAATTACGGAAGTCCAGCTATCATCGACGGGTTGATTGAGAATGTAGAACGTTTGTCGATGACGAACACCGAGATGGGTTGGGAGAAATCCGAGGAGTCGGTCAAGAAGGCGATTCTGTCGGTGTTCTGCGTTCATCCATTTATATTGGGCGAGACGGTGTCAGTTGGAGGATATGCACAGGCAGCCATTATCAAGGGACAGTTCTATGATCGGGTGAATTCGTATCTTGATATGCTGTCGAATTTAATGACGAATCTTGCTAACGAAGAGGAAGATGAGAAGGATCTGTTGGTCTGGTGGGAGCGATTGGAAGTTAAGGATGTACAGCAGTGGAATCAGATGGTGCAGTTTGCTCGACGGAACAATGACATATCACAGAATGAGCTGCGGACGTTGTTGGGGTACGGGCCCGACGAGGATAGGAACGAATCAGTCATCGAGAAAGGGATGATTGGTAGCATTGTGTCCCTGTTGGAAAAAGTAGGAGGAGGAAAGATACAGAATGATCAGGCCATGGCCTTGCTTGAGGGGTTGGGGATACCGTCTGATCTGGCAAAGACAATTGCTGGTCCCAAAGTCGAGAAGTCGGAAGAAGCTACGGAGCCAGTCGACGGCAAACCACCCGTGGAGGAAGAGTCTGAGGAGGAGGAGTTGAAGAAAGCCGTAGCTGAGTTACGGAGGATGGATTATGTAAGTGGCAAGGTCATAGCAGAGATGGTAGTGGACATAGTCAAGGATTGGACACAACAGCCTAGGATTCCTGCAGGGAGGCCAACAGGAGGAGAGTGGGGAGGTATGGGATGGAATTTCGTCGTAAGTCCAAGCGGTCGTGGAGGCCATTGGAAGAAACCACCGAAGCCAAAGCCTGGGAAGAAACCACTGAAGCCGAAACCACCAGTTGGACCAGGCCCAGCAGGAGGAGTTCCAAAGCGGGGAAAAGAAGTGTTAGAAGATATGCAGGGACTGATCAAGGAAATATCCGCGAGAAAAAGCAAAGACCTCGAGGGATTGGAGAAGATAAACAACGAACTAAGTTCTTTAGCAAGTGAGTTGGAGAATACGAAAAGGGATTACAAGAATCCAAAAGCCAGGGAGAGGGCTTTTGGGAAGTGGAAGGAATTGTCACGAACACAGTGGGTAGGTTCCCCGGAGGTAAGGAAAGCTAAAGGAGAACTAGATAAACTGTCAGAGCTTACTCCTGAATCTAAGCGTAAGGTACAAACGTTGAAAGGGAAATGGGACCAATTGATGAGAGGAAGAACGAGAATTGCAGCTAAAATGCACAAAAGAGAAAAAGAAGGCAGAGAAGCTGCTAAGAAACTACTAGCATTGCCTAAGAATCAACAGGCACGATTAACAGCCTCATATCGAGGCAAGAATAAGAAAGCAGTTGAGGAAGGACTTAAGGATTTTGAAAGTCTTGTAAGTAACAAGGCATTAGGAGACGCAAGATCTGTTAAGATAAAGGATTTGAAATCAAGTAGAAGTTGTTATGAGGATGGGAAAGGTGTGTCTCTAGGGGCGGGATCAGGGAAGTCCTCTATGGTTCATGAATTGGGTCACCATTTGGAATATGCTAGATCGATAAACGGGATTAATGCAAGAAGATTTTTGGCCGAACAGACAAGAGGAAAGAGAGTAGTGTCGTTGGGGTTGAGGTATCGCAATTCCGAGAAGTATTTCCCCAAAGCTAAAGGGAAGGGCACATGGATAAATAATTACATGGGCAAGTATTACCGTCATGGAGCAACGGAGATTCTGTCTATGGGGTTAGAGTACATGGTCAAGGATCCGGTTATGTTTGCAAAGAAGGATCCAGCGGCATTTGCGTTCGTACTTGATGTTGCAAGAGGGCACGATCCGTACGGAGGTTAAGTTAATGTATGCAGTAGTAGAAATAGGAGGAGCTACAGCCATAATCAAGGCAGGGGAATTGGAATGGAGTTCAGATGAGGATTGGTTAGAGAAATCGCTCAATGATTTGAAGGATCCGGATGGCCCATCCGGAGCAGATCCGCAACCGCATATCACAATGGCCAGGGAAGCTGTTGAAATATACGGAGGACGAGTCGTCGAGGAAGTTATAGACGACACGCCATTACGGGAAGGGGTTGAATATTGAGCAACACAGTACTGACAGAGCTACGACGGGCAGCCATCGAGGCCGTTAGGCTCAAGCGCGATACGATGGAGGATAGGATACGCAAAGATGTGTCTAGGATCATTCACGTCAAACAGTTTGAGGATACTGAGAAGGATGTGACAGCAGTTGTCGAAAGGGAGATCAAGGCACAAGTATCATGCCTTACCGAGGGTCTAATGGAATTGGGCAGTAATCTATCAGAAAGCAAGGGCCTAGCACGAGGTAACGGGGAGGAAGGGGAGGAAGGTAGCGTTGCTACCAAGAGCATAGAGGAGGAGGCAAAAGCATGGGCTACCTTAGCGTTTTCTCCAGGCGAGTGGACGGATAGATTGAAGGATAGGCTATTGCCAGTGCTAGCTGGTAAGATGATGGAAGCTGCAGTAGCTCAGATGGTAAGTGTGGGGGTCGATCCAAGAGACAAAGCAGTACAGGGACTGACCGAAAAGTTCAACCCGTACCATGATTCTGCTACTGGTAGGTTTGTTTCTAATCCTGGCGGTGGTCCCATGATGGCACCAGACACAGGTGGAGGTTTCGGAGGAGGAGGAAGTTCCAGTGGAGTAGGAACTGGGATGAGTAAGACGAAACGGGACAAGGATGGCAAGTTGACAATGGCTGACGGAGCCCCGTTGCCGAAGCATATACCGAAGAACATACCACCAGCTTGGAGGAATGTAGTTGTAGCCAGGAATCCCAAAGCGGAGTTGTTAGTCAAAGGAAGGGACGCGAAAGGAAGATGGCAGAGTGTGTACAGTAAACAGCATTGGGAAAAAGCTGCCAAGGCCAAGTTTGCTAAGACAAACGAATTGAGAAAGAAAGCAAGATCCATCAAAGCCGAGGTCAACAAGGATGCAAAGAATCCAGTAACAAGGGAAGAAGCAAGCTGTCTGAGACTTATAATAAATACCGGGATGAGGCCCGGTGGTCGGGGCGATACTAAGGCAGAAATGAAAGCGTATGGGGCAAGTACCATCGAGGGAAGGCACGTACGAGTTTCAACTGCTGGCAAGGTGACGTTGGTGTATATAGGCAAGAAAGGAGTGAGCAGGAAAGTAGAAGTGACCGATAAGACGATCAAGGCTGATTTGATTCGGAGGAAGAAGGCTGCCGGAGCAAGGGGTAAGATTTTCAATACAAACGAAGTGAAGTTGAGTAAGTACAGTCAGACTAAGGACGGTGGAAAATTCAAGACGAAGGATTTTAGAACAGCAAAAGGGACAACAGCTGCTGTTGATCTGATCAAGCAAATGCCCAGACCCAAGAACGAGAAGGAGTATAAGAAAGCTGTCAAGGAGGTAGGGAAGAAGGTGTCGGAAGTGTTAGGCAATACACCAGCGGTCGCATTGCAATCGTATATCGATCCAGCCGTGTTCAGTGTGTGGAGGTAACAGAAAGTGGAAGTTTACGATCAGGAATCTGATGTGTTCATCGGGACCATCGAGGAAGACGATGTTGTGGATTGGAGAGCCGCAAATTTCGAAGATGTTGATCCTGATGACGAGTTGTTGGAAAACACACCACCCGAGGTTGTGGCTATGTTAGGATTCGATCCCAAGGAGTTGTAATGCCCACAACAGCAACAGAATGGCTAATAGAGAATCCAGGGGATGTTTATGCTCTTGGAGAGTTGTTTGAGGGATTGGAAGGCTTTCCGATACGGTTGTGGACTGAAATACCGTTGTGGATGAAGCAGGTCATAGCAGAACAGCTAGCAGAGTCATTTGTTGAATCGTATTGGGATGTCATTGCCAAAACAACTCAGGGAGACGCTGAGAATGCATTGATTAGAGGACTCGGGGAAGGATGGTCGATAAGGAAGATCGCGAAGGAAATGGAAGAGTCCTTAGGGGGAGATAAGTACGCAAGACAACGGGCGATGAACATAGCCCGCACCGAGGCAGGTAATGCGTTGAACGGAGCAAGGAAGGCTTCAATAAATCAGATGATAGAGGATTTGGGACCGTTAGTGCCGATGAGACCGTCGTGGCTAAGTGTTTTAGGAACTACGACAAGGGATTCTCATGCATCACTAGACGGAGTCCCGGCAGATGAGAATGGAATGTGGTTGTTAGCAGGTTTATTTATTCCATGGCCAGGATACTTCGGGCTACCACCCGAGGAAAGGTGTAATTGTCAGTGTACAATAGTGATGGAGTACGGGATGCAGGCAAGCGAAGCCGAACAGCTTATTCGAGATTATTACGAAAGGGAAGAGTCGAATTTAGGGGAGGAAGTAGACGAACTAGGCGAGAAGTTCAACCCGTACCATGATCCTGCTACTGATAGGTTTGTTTCTAATCCTGGCGGTGGTCCCATGGAGGAGTAGTTATGTCGAAGAGAAACGGAAAGAAAAGGAAACGAATTCATGGAGAGCAGTTAGTACAAAGTACTGAGGATATGGTTCAGTTAGGGGCAGCATTAGCCCCGAGGTTTTCGTTGACGGTAAGTATGTATCGGGATCGGTGGGGCACGCCACCTAGGATTGATGCTGACAGGAAGGCATCAATAGTTCTTTGGCGTACCATGGCAGTGAGGCACAGTACAGGGGATTGGAGGAATACGGAATCAGAGGAGAAAGCAACTAAGGAAGTAGCTCAGTGGTGTCTAGATTTGTATCGGATGTTGAGAGGACAGTTGACAGAGACCATCAAATGGAGGGAGTAGGATTATGGATACAGTAGCAGTAGTCAATGCGGTAATCGTTGCTTTCGTTTTAGGAGCGCTTGTTTCGTTCCCGATCGTGGCTATGTTATCGGCAACCGGTTCACAGTTGAAGCGTAAGAATTGTACGCTTGTAGACGAGGTGAGGATGAGGATTAGAAACTTAGCAAAAGGCGAAGCAGTTTCTATTAGTTTGACTGTCTCTGTGGACGAAGACGACGATGACGACAATGGAGGCGATGAGGTTACGTTGCCCGACTTCTTCGAGTCGATAGGTAGGGGTTGAGTATGGCAGTTCCATTAAGACGACCAAGGCCCAAGCTAGCCGACATAAGCTGTACCAAGATACAATTTAGTCCTGGGGATCGGATACTATGTCGGACATATAGGAAGCTTGAGAAGGATGAGGAATGTCGGTTACGAAAGGCCATTACGAAATGGGCAGGATGTGATGTTGAGGTGTTGATTTACAATGCCACAGAACTAGACATCGAAGTCGAGAAACCGAATGACCGACTATGGAAGCCTAATAAAGGATGACGTCCATTTGAAGCTGTTCTTGACGAACTTACGGAAGTTCGAAAAGCTGTTCACCAGTTTCATGGTCAACGGGGAGGATTTCAATCTGAAACTCGAAGTTCGCGGTAATCGGGATGGGATTGTTCATTGTAGGGTGTCGACGGATTGTTTTGATAGGGCGGAGGCAGGGAAATGAGGTAAAGTTACAGAAAGCTCTATAGGCTAAGTGAGCTAGAGCATCTATATTAAAGAATAGAAGCTAGGCGACAAGGTGGTAATAAGAGCCGCGATGCCTAAAAGCTAGAACTAGGCAATCGCGGTTTTTGTTTTGAGGGAGAAGTTGACATGGCACGAGTCACGTTGTATCTGGGACCCGGCGGAGCCCATTTGTCGTCCAGAAGTCTAACGATCACAAGGATGAGAAGGGCAGGAGATGATTCAGCAATAGCAGCATCCTATTCGAATGACGCAATCGGCGGGACGACCGAGACTGTGTCTACGACATTGCCTGTCAATCAAATGTATGAGGCCGTGTTGATCGACACCAATGTCGATGGAACGACAGGCCTGCCACAAGTGTTGCATTTCCATACCGGTGATAGGGTGTTTCCTGGAGCATTCAGTAACTTCTGTGTGCTTAGCAAGGAATTCGTATCGTCCAGCTCGTCGAGTCATTCGTCCAGTTCTTGGAGTTCGACAAGCAATAGTAGCTCTAGTAGTGTATCGACTAGCTCCGAAAGTTCGTCGAGCCAATCGACTAGTTCTAGTAGTGTGAGTTCTAGCAGCCAGTCGAGTCAGTCGACTAGTTCTAGCAGCCAGTCGAGTCAGTCGACTAGTTCTAGCTCTAGTAGTGAATCTAGTTCTAGCGAATCGTCCAGTAGCCCATCGAGCGCTTCGAGCCAGTCACAGAGCAGCGTTTCCGCGACTAGTGAGTCGAGTCTATCGTCTAGTAGCTGGTCGACCTAATGAACAGAATCGTCAAATCGTTTGAGAGGTCACAGAGGAGGCAGGCTAGGAATAAGGAAGTAGACGATGGATTGGTTTTAGGTAACGAAAGGGTCACGTTTGTCGAAAGACAGAACGAATCGGAGGCTAGAAAGCAGATGAAGAATCCGGATTACAAAGTGTCGATCAATTTTGGAGCCGTACAGGAATTGGCAGTCAATGCTGATCAGCAGAGGGCGGGACAGCTTTTGGCGGAGACTACCAGGACCATGAAACGACTGAAGTTGGATGCAGGCAAGGCAAAGGTACTAGGTAACTCGCCTAGGTTCCAGGGCGGACGTCCAAGTATTCATGATATCGTACGGTGGCTGAACGATATTGACATATCCAAAGCCGGGTACAAGAAGGATGTCAAGTTCTTGCAGAGACTTCACGTGACGTTGAAGACTCGTGCACACGAAGACGTCGTAGAGGAAATCGAAGCCAACAGTTAGCAGGCCGGTAATGCCTAAACCAAAGCAAGGCGAGACCGAGGATCAGTTCGTTGAGCGTTGTATTCCTTTTGTTTTGAACGAAGGCACCGCCAAGGATGAAAAGCAAGCCGTGGCGATTTGTCATTCGATCTGGAGAGAGGAGAAGAAAGCAATGGATCCTAATGAGGAACTGTTGGTAGCTATACGACAGCGGCAGGAAAAGCAGACTCGGTTCAATCGAGGAATCCTGACTGCTGATAGATACGTTCAGACGATGTTGGATAAAGCCGGAGTTGAGATCTGTTATGGGGTCGCAGCCAAGGGAATGACATCGTTTGACGATGTGTTGAGGAAAGCAGCACAGACACTTGTGTACTCGAACGAAGATAGTGAAGTGCACGAAAAACTGACAGATCTGTACAACGATCTGCCCCAAGGCGTGGAGCTGCCGAAGAGTACGTTGATGGTGTTCAGGCATACTCTGTCTACACCAAGGAAGGATCGGGATGGGGATATACTTCGAACCGAGGGAATGGAAGTCGATCCGAAGATGCTGCTTCTGTTTCAGCACGTTAATACCATGCCAATTGGCAAGATGCTCAGAATTGCGTTGCAGAATGAGAAGACACTCGATCTGTGGTCATGTATCATCGACATGAACGAGACGAGTCATGATTCTGCCGTAATGGTGGACAATGGAATGGGCAGGTTCAGTCATGGCTTCAAAGCCCGTGAGTTTGATAAGGTGAAAGACTCGAAAGGAAAGCTGACGGGAGGCTTTGACATTGTGCGGTGTGAGGTCATGGAAGAATCACTTGTGTCTGTTCCAGCCAACGTTGATACGGATACGCATGAGGTGATTTTGTCATTAGTCGAGAGCGGAAAGCTCACGTCGAGTGTAATGAAGGAAGTAGGAAGAGTTATTCGGGAAGGACGAGATGTTACAGTGCCCGTAAAGATGGAATTGGAGGAGAGCAATGAAAAGGGAGATTCCGATACAGACACTGCCAGCCAATTCGGAGGCGGAGATTCCGGAGGAGATGATCAGAAAGCCGGCGGAGAAGCCAGCCCATCAAAAGAAGCCAGCGATGGGACTGGAGACGAAGGAAGCGAAGGACGGGACGAAGGAGAGAGAAGTACCGACAAGGAAGTGAAAAAGGAAGAAGAAAAAGAAGCTCCTGTATGTCCAAAGTGTGGTAGTGATCAGATCAAGGACGGCGTGTGTGAGAAGTGCGGTTACAAGATGACTGGGAAGGAGAAGCCATCCAAGGCTGAAGAACCTGAAAAGGAAGAAGAGGAGGAAAAAACTTCTGAAGCAGACGGCGAAAAGAAAGGACGGGTGTTGTCGTTATCGAACGAAGGACGGCTCAAGAAAGCCGTAGGGTACGCCGAAGAGGCTTACAAGATGAGCCCACCGATCGATTGCAAGGCGTGTATCGGACAGTCGATTTATCACATGAAGGGTGTGTTATCGACCATGGTCAATGAGGAAGGGAAGGAAGTTGAGGGAGTTGAGGAGAAGTCAGAGGAGTTGTCCATGGAGGAATGGGTAGCACATTCTACGAAAGCAGAAAGAGCAAGACTAGTAAAAGTGTTGAAGCACTTCGACGAGCGAGAGGAAGCCAGTAAGAAGGCTGAACAGTATCGGGAGTTGAAGAGACAGAAAACGAAATGACGACTCGCAGCGGACGGTCCGCGGCGGTCCAAGCCGATGTGATCAAACCAAGAGAGGTAAGAAATGAAGATCACAAAAGCACTAAGGGCGTGGCTCGTTAAAGAGTATGACTGTGATGTCAATGACTCTGATGACGATCTACGCAAGGCCGCCGTGGCAGCAATGCTGGAAGGCAAGTTGACGGCGGAAAAGCATGCGGAATTGAGCAAGGAAGACGATGAGGATGAGGCAAATGAGTTTGCCAAGCGATTCGATAGAATTGCCGATGGACTTGAAAAGGCCATCGATCTACTTGCGACCAAGGAAGAGGAAGAGGAAGAGACTGATGAGAAGTCAGAGGACACGGAAGTGAAAGAAGTCAAGTCATCCGGGTTGGCCATGAAGATAGCGTCGATCGGTGGTACTGTCGAAGGCAATGATGAGACTGTTGAGGCTAGGGTCAAAGCTGCTGTTGAACAGTACTCGACGACCAAGACAGCTCTGTTGTATCCCGAAAGTACGAAACACGGACGACCGCATCAGAATTCAAAGCAACGAGTAAAAGCGTTCGGTGAGCCCCTGGACGAGGCTTCCGATCTAGAGAAGGCCCTTTCAGGAGTCTGGGCCAAGTTTCAGCTCATGTCGGTGACGCCCAAACTGGCCGGCAATGCTCATGCTGCGTTTGCCCAGATGAATAATCACGACAAGAGTTTGCTGTGCCATCTAGCCGAGGAGGCGGAATGGGACAACAGCCGTGATTACGTCGTTGGACGTCAAAAGGGCTACAATTCCGAAAACGGCCGAGGTATCAAGGCTTTGATCGACGATGCCACGTCTGGCGGTCTTGAGGCAGCTCCGATTGTGTTCGATGAGCAAGTCATTCAGGTGCCATTGCTGAACGGCGAACTGTATCCGATGGTCAACGAGATTCCGTTGTCCAGGGGTCGTCGAATCGAAGGAGTCAGCATCGAGACGGTGACTGGAAGTTGGGGCGGTGTCGATGACTCAGCGATCACGTTGTTCAATACGAATTCGTTCGTCGCTGCGTTTGACACGACCATCTATCGTTGGGAAGGAGCTGTACGTATCGGCCTTGATTTCCTAAGCGATACACCAATCGACTTCGGAGCAGTAATGACCCAACAGTATGGGGAACGATTGCTCGAAGATCTCGATGATGTCATTGCCACTGGCAATGGAACGACGCAACCGGAAGGGTATACTAATGCTACCGGAACGACATCAGTAGCATTTAGTGGGACTACGACGATTGGAAACTACGAATCGTTACGATTCTCCGTGCCGAAGAATGAACACACGGCCGCCGTTAAGTCTTCCGCAGTGTTCATCGGCACCGAGACAAGTTACAGTAGGGCCCGTGGAATTCCGGTCGGTACTGCTGATGCTAGACGGGTCGGTGGAATGGATTACGATTCGTACAGTTGGATGCAACGACCGTACAAGATCAACGAAAGCCTGACAAATCAGCAAATCATCTATACACTGATGAAGCGGTATCGGATGTATCGTCGTAAGGGCTTTGCTGTCAGAACGTCCACCGAAGGCGATACGCTGATTCGGAATAACAGCATGTTGATTGTTGCCATGGCTAGGTATGGAGGCCAAGTAGAACGAGGCGCTTGCGTAGGAATCACGACAACCGCACCTGCGTAGTCCATGTTGGAGGAGGTGATCCCTCCCGGAAAAGGCCCGCCACCGGTTCTCTCGCTGTTCTCCGGTCGGTGGCGGGTCTGTCTATCAAGAATTCGAGAACAGCATGTAGGAGAACAGAATATTATGAGCGAGAGTCAACCTATAGTAGACGTAAAGCCATTTGCTATCGAAGCGGATCATCCTCGGAATTCGGATTTGATCATCCAAGGATTAGAACGAACACGACTCAGATCAGCCGTGAAACCAACGAAGATGGTCTTCAGTAAGGAAGAAGGGGAGTCCGTTGTTGTCCCAGCATCTGCAAAGATTATTGATGGACTGCCGGGCAGGATTCCCGGAATGCAGTTGCATATCAACCCAGCCAAGCGGAAGTGGATAGTAGTAGATCCGCTTAGGGATGATGAAAGGTTACTTGATCGGATCAGGAAAGCGATCAACAAGAGTGCGGGCTATTCCGTCCATGGTACGTTGAAAGGAGTTGAAAGCAAGGAAGGACAGTTAGGGTGGGACGAAATGAAGTCGCTTATCAGGGAGGTGACGTTAATTGTCGAAGCAGGAGAGGCAAAGATCATCGAGGGACGGAAACCGGATATGGATGATGTGGACGAATTGCCAGGCAAGTATCTGCTGAATCAGACGAATATAGGAGGCTATCGTCAACCACGGTATGAGGAGGATTTAGAACCATGGGCAGAGAAACTAGCTAGCCTAGGAGATTAGTTATGCCGGCCCCTGTTGTTGCCGCAAGAAGACGAAGATCATCAGGAAGCATAGCACGCAAAGCAAGAATTGAGTGGTTCATAGATCAGGTGTCAAGTAAGATCAAGATGACCATGAGGCAACGGGTAACATTGGCCACCGACATGGTTTTGCAGGAGATGATTAGGAACGTATCAGTGCCAGTTGTCAAGGTTCAAGGAGCGAGAGGAGGAATCGTCGTAACGGAAAGATCATCACCCGGCGAATACCCGAGGGCTGATACGACTCAGTTGATGAAGACTCTGTTCAAGGTAATCAAGGAAGACCAGGACGGCGTCACTGGGTACATCGGAACGCCATTAGATTATGGTGTAATATTAGAGACTAGAATGAATCGGTCATTTTTGACCAGAACGTTGAGGGAGAATCAACGAACAGTCAGGAGAATTCTAACAGGACCAATATCGTAAGAGAGGCACAGGAATAGTTGTGGCTGTAGGAACGTTAGACTTTTGTAAAGCGATCAATCGAGCTTGGGATGCAAGTTCGTTGAATGCTACGTTTCGGGCAGAATGGAGCGATCCATCAGAAGATGCATACTTTGTGTTGAACGATCAGATAGCACCCGATGGACAGCCTTGGCCATACGTTGTAATGGACGAGCCAACCTATAACGTTGTACAGAGGCACAGTAGTACGAAGATCGGAAAGAAGCGGGAGATAAGAGACATCGAGGTAGTGTTCCATGTTCATACGAAGGAAGGCAATGTGAAGGAGAAAGCTGGTGGACTAGCCGGAGCCATTATGGAGGTTTTTGGAGGACATTCAGGGGGAGTACCAGTAGACCTGACGTTGGATCATGGCAATCATTTGGTAACTCAGTTACAGAATGAGTATGGTGTGTGGACCGAAGGTGAGACATACCAGTGGACGATCATGTATTTGTTTCGCATTGACGTTCCAATAGCTGTATAGGAGTGGGATAATGACAAGAAGCTTATCACAGCCGAAGATCAATCTAAGGATTACGGCTGAACTAGTCAATACCTTGTCGGATGGCTCAGAGACGAAGGTCAGTCATCCGGACATGCAGTATCGACCAACGTTGACGTCAGGTGCCAGTGCGAATCAGGCCAATAGGGGATTCGAGGTGTCGAGTATTTCGGTACCGAACGGTGGCCAGGTTACGATCAGTTTGCGAGATTTCCAAGGGTTTGACATCGGAGCAGGTGCCGGTAACGATGGGGTAGGACAGGAAATTCTGTACGAAGAGATCGTTGCTATCGGGATACAGAATGACAATGTTGTGACAAGTGCAGGACGGCTTGAGATAATCGCTGCGTCCAGCGAAGGGACGAATATACTAGGGAACCATACTGTAGCAAATGGAAGTGCATTACCAGGACAAGGGATATTGGTCAAGTGCGCTCCAAGTGAGTCGGGATTTGATCTAAGTGCGTCGTCCCATCGGATCACGTTGAAGGCAAGCGGGGCTGCCGTACTTGCTTCGCTTTACATATTGGCTCGACATGACGATGAGGTATCGAGTTCTAGTTCTAGTGAGTCGAGTAGTTTGAGCAGTTCCAGTTTGAGTAGTTCGAGCAGTCAGAGTACCTCTGAATCGTCTGTATCGACAAGTTCTAGCAGTTACTCGACGAGCTCTGCTAGTTCGTTCCTGTCGTCCGAATCGTCTAGTAGTCAGAGTTCCAGTAGTTTGTCAAGCCAATCGGCTTAGCGACTGGCACAGATAGGAGGTGAGGTTTATGTCTTCTGAAAGTACCTTAACAGGAAGGGACGGTGAGCATACCGTCGATGGAACGTACGTCGCCCGCCTCCAGACGTGGGACGTGAATCCCAAGTTGGCGAATACCAACGAGTGGGGCGATTCTGATAGCAATGGTTATACGAATAGGTCTGCCGGTCGTAAGGATGCGACATTCGATACGACCGGGACGTACGATACGACTGACGAAGTTTGGGACCTGTTTGAGGAGGGAGATAACGCTGCATCGATTCTCGAAATGAACGACACGTTGAATTGGAATTTCCCTCGGTCGTTGTGTATGGACTTCAAGGTAAGCGTTAATATCGATACCGAGGAGGTTATTGGGTGGACGTCCAGTTGGGGTGCTGATGGACAGTACTATAGGCCGGGGCAGAGTCCATAATTAGGTAGGAACAGTTGAAGAGTTCGATCAGGCCCTGTCGGGGATCGGGAGCGAGTCCCGACTCCCGTCAGGGTTTTCGTTTTTCAAGGAGAATAGAACAATGGGAAGTGATAGGGAAGCGAGAGCATTAGGCGCTGGAGATGTTTTAGAGGTTGGAAAAAAGAAGGTAAGGCTTCGGCCAATCGTAGTCAGACATCTCTGTGAGTTAGAGCGTGAAGCTCTTCGGGCGTACAAGAGGCAGTACATTGAGAGCTTTGCAGACAGCTTGAAGCTGGTCAACGGTCAGGATAGCGCAAAGGTACTGCAAGCGAAAATGGAGGAGGTGGCAAGTTGGGACGTATCCTCGTTGCCTCGAAAACATGTGTACGATGCGTCGTCGATTCCAGTGACGCCCAAGTTGTTGGATTGGATAGAATCAGAATTTGATCTGAGACCGGAACAGGAGTTTTCGGCTAGGGCGATTTTGTCCATGGCATTGGATACTAAGATAATAGGACCGCAGGAGGTAAAGAAGCTCAGTGGGACTGTTCCTAGGAGAGGAAGTGTTAGATATGATCAGTGGTGGGTGACTGCTTCAGCAGAGGGAATGGCGAGGTTTGTTTATCTTGCATTGGAAGGGAGCGGGAAGAACAAGTTGAGCTATGAGGATGTGTGTGAGTGGGATTACCCCAAGCTGATTGAGGCAAGTAGGATAGTCGAGAAGTTGACGGCTGTTCAGATGGGAAATGGGTAAAGCCCGCTGAGGTCAGGAATGTCACGGATGAGGAGTTAGAAAGACCTAGCGGGCTGTTAAGCAGTGTCACTGCGTATCATATTCGGATCTTAACCGAGAATCCGTGGAATGGGGGAGGAGGATACAGTTATGAGGAGGTAGGGGAGATGACGCAGGATCAGGTACACCATAGATTATGTGAGATGGAGTTACTGAAAGAGGATGTTGGAAAAAGGACCGTTACTGTGCGATCAGAAGGAGTAGGAGGTGTTGTGAAAGTTGGTGAGGATGGGTCAGTTAAGGGACGAGCAAGGGACGGAAGTTCGATTGAGTTGAAGACGAAAGGAAAGTCTTTGGCTAGATTGATCAGAGAAGGAAAAACGAAACGTCCTTCGAGTAAGTATTCGGAAGGAGGTGTGTCATCGGATTAGAATTAGCAAGAGCGTTCATTGCCATACAGGCTGACCAATCTAAGTTGCGGAGTGACTTTGATCAGGTAGAAGGACAGACCGGAAAATTTTTGGGCAGGATGGAAGGGATGATATCCGGACGGTTAAGCGCTGCGTTAGCAGTAGTGGCCGGAAGTTTTGGAACGATTACGTCCTTGATGAAGGCAGGTCAATTCGAGCAGACGAAAATTGCGTTTGAGACGATGTTAGGGTCGGCAGAAGAGACGAAGAAGACCTTGGCCGATCTTACCGAGTTCGCCGCGTTGACTCCATTTGAAATGCCTGAAATTCTCCAGGCTGCTAGGGGATTGATTCAGTTCGGGGAGCGTGGCAAGGATTTGATCGAGACTATGGAAATGCTAGGCAATGCAGCTTCTGGAACATCTACACCGTTTGGGTTTTTGGCGTTAGTGTTCAATCAGGTGCGAGGCGTAGGAAAGCTATTGACTCAAGATTTCAGACAACTGTCGACAAGGGGTATCTTGTCGTTGCAAGATATAGCAGATCATTTTGACGTAACGACAAGTGCTGCTCAGGAGATGATATCAACTGGAAGAGTGTCCTTTGAGGATTTGAAGGATATATTTAGGGAATTGTCGGAAGAAGGGGGCAGGTTCCATAATTTGATGGAGAAGCAAAGTACGAGTTTGTTGGGGTTGTGGAGCACGTTCAAGGACGTGTTGGGTATTACGTCTAGGGTGATTGGGGATATGTTAATGCCGGCAGCTAAACGGTTTGAAGTTAACGCTATTCGGATAGCTGAGAATGTTCGAGTGTGGATAGGAGAGAATAAGGAGTTGATTACAACCTTCGTTAATTTAGCAGTGAACGTTGCGAAGTATGGAATTGCGTTGATGTCTGCTGCGGCAGCAGTGAAGATACTGTCAATAGCTGTAGGAGTTTATAACGCATTAGGGAAAACGACTGTAGCAATTCAGACACTAATTCTGGCTCTGTCTGGACCAAAAGGTTGGGCACAAATGGCTATAGGCATCGCAGCTGCAGCAGGATCGTTGTATGCAATGAATAGTTTGTTAGGAGATACAGTAGAAGAAGTGAGGGATGCTAGAGTAGTAATTGCGGAGATGGCCGATGGTACTAACGATGTGAAGGAAGGATTGGCGAGTGTGACCGATGCAGCCAAGGAAGCGGCTCAGGCTATGGGTGAGATGAAGTTGGAAAGGATTAAGGAGAGTGTATTCCATGAATGGGTCGAAGTAATCCAAGAGATTCAGAAGGAGACGGAGAATTGGGTTAGGGGTGTTAAGAATGCAGAGTTGGGATTGTTTGAGGAAGGACCTGATATCGAATTAGGAGGCGAAGGGTTTGAGAAGTTGCCCTTAGGGAAGGCCATTGCTAAGTTGAACCGTCTTCAGTTGATGCAGCAGTTTGGATCGGAAGAAGAAATGCAGATGATGAAGAAGGAGGCTACAAGGAAGGGGTGGGAAGAGACTTTTCGTGATCACAGACGACAGTTAATTGCGCTGCGTGCGTATGGTGAGATTACAGGTGTGCAATTGAGGGAGGCACTGACAAAGGCATTTGAAGGGACGCCCATAGGCAAGGCCAAGTCAGAGATTTCGGAATTGAAGCAGGAGGTGTTTTTCCTAGCGAATGGGTATGATGATGTAGGAAGGGCAGTAGAATTGTTCGGAAGAAAGGCTGGTGTGACTTATGATATGGAGAAGGAGTATGAGAAGTGGGCACGGAAGTTGGAGGAGGTTAAGAAGAAGGTAGAGGAGGCGAGGAGAGAGGAACAGAGGTGGGAATTAGCCAAGCAACGTTTTGTTAGATTAGGGACGACGGATGCGGAACGTATCAAGGAGGAATTCGATATGCTGAAGAAAATGTACGAAGGGAAGGAGATTAGCGAGAAAACGTACACTAGTAATTTGCGTAGATTAGCAGGTCAAAAAGAAGGAATAGGAACAGGCCAAGTTGGGTTTTTGACGTTTGCTCAGCAAGTGCAGGATTTGATGTTGAAGAAGGATGATCCAGCAGCACAGACTGTCGAAGAGTTGAAGCATCAGACAGAAGTACAGAAGGAGATTCGAGGGGAGCTTCAGAAGTTCAATTTGAGAGAACCCATTGCAAGATTAAGCTAGGGGAGGTTCGAATGGAAGATCCAGGAAGTTGGCGTTTGGAAAATAGCGCTGGATTGAAGTATCGAATACTGAAGGCCGGCGAAGGGGAGGTAGGGTATGAGGATGCACGGATCACAGAAGAGTATTTGATACAGGCATCCGATTTGTATGATTGGTGTGTATTCGGGTTTCCAGAACCAGTAGTGTTTGGAAGTTCGTTGCGTTATCCTCAGCAGCCTGTGATTCCGGGGTTAGGTACTCTAGTACCTAATAGACTACGGTTTGTTAGTTTTGATGACAGCTTACCATGTGATCCGTTTGGACATGATCCGGAAGCGCCTGAAGGAACGTATTGTCCATACATGAAGATGGTCGTATCATACGGACCGACACCCGAGAACGACGAGGAACAGGATCCGCATAATCCGTTTACGTTCTTGACGGTCAGTTCATCTGCGACGGGTGTGTTCTTGAAAAGTCCGTTGTCAGGAAAGGCTATGTGGGAGTTACCCGATGATGCGGAACCATATGAATGTAATGAAAACGATGTCGGTGATATGATTTGTACGGGCGAGTCTGATGAGGTAACCGAAAAAAGCATACCGAACACGAAGATTGAGACATCAGTTGAGTGGAGCGTCAGTTGGCCGAGGATTCCATTTGATTTTTGGGATGGAACGTTAATGGGAAGGTTACGCGGAAAGCTGGGCAAGGTAAATGATAGCAGCATGCCATTGTTTCACGATGCCCCAGTTGATACGATCTTGTTCATGTCGTTTACTGCTTCGACTGAGTTTACGTGGCGGAGAGGACGGTCAGGGAAGAATCCGATTCGGCTAGAGATGAAGTTTGTGGAGAAGAATTTTACGTCACCTGCAGGAGTTGAGGTGACGCATCAGCATATTTGGCGACCGGATTACGGCTACAGGAAGTTGTTGGTGGATGGCAATTACATGTACAGCCAGACCAATTTGACAGAGATATGGGAACCGTAGCATGAAGGACTATCTGCCCGAGGGATTGAAGAAGGGAGACTCGTTGAGAGCCGTTGATATGGATAGAGTGTATCGCCATGTCAACAAGTTCGAGCAAAAGAAACCCGGAACGTTTAGTGATGGTTTCCATAGCGGATCGTTTGAGTCTTCGGCAGGGGAGTTCAATCGGTTAACATCGGTAGCAGTGGTAAGTGATCTTACGGCTGCGGAAGGAGATAGTGCTACCAGCGGCTTGTACAAGATCAAGTTACGTTGGTTTCGAAATAGTGAGGGGAAGTGGATCACGGACGATGATAAGGAATGGATCATGGATGAACGGGGAGTCAACAGGACGCCGCCTGGATACCAGGTAGGTAATCTGATCATTGTGTATTGGGACGAACAGAGGGACTGTTTCGTACCTATTGTAGGAATGCAAGGGACGGTTGAGTTTATGTTGATGGAGAATCTCGAACAGTTCTCTGGGGATAAAGTCAAAGCTGCCATTAAGGTTTGGAACCCGTCCGGAGATGGAGGTTACGATTACGATTGTGACAACTATATATACGTTGCTGACAGGAATGAGGTAGGCCATGAGGCTAACGTTGGAGGGTTTGGAATGTGTAAGATGATGCCGATTGAAAATGATCCCGGTGTAATCGGAGTGATATTCGACCTCTGCTGCCGTGGAGATGAAATGGGAGCTTGTTAGAATGAGTCGGCGGAGAACAGCTTCCAGTTGTTGTTGTCGAACGTGTGCAGTTTTTACGGACGAGTTTGACGATGACCCGTCTCCCGATCTAAGTTCTGATTGGACTGAGGAGTCTGGGACTTGGTCCTATTCTGGGACGACTCTCGATGAGAGTGGAACTGCCAATGCGTGTGCTTTGACTGCAATACAAACTGCAAACAATGAGCAGCATGTGAATGCTGATGTGTTGTTGGACGTAGGCGACATGCCACGGTTGATTTGCAATGCTGTGGATGAGCAGAATTACCATTTTGTTGAGGTACAACAGAACGCAGGCAATACGACGATCAGATTTTACAAGCGGGAGGGCGGAGCAAACAGTCTGCTCCATGAAGAAGTTATTAGTCAGCTTGAAGATGAGTCGGGATTGACGATATGTATCAACAATGAAAGCTTTTCGTTCAAGCCGAATCCAAGCCCACCAGGCAGCATACTGTATTACTGTAATCCGACTTTATTTTCGACAGGAAGGAAAGCGGGGGTAGGTAATGGGGGAGCACAGAAGGTAGAGTTCGAAACGTTCACGCTCGAAAATTTCTATGGCGAGCGAGTTCCCGGTGAGCCTCCAGTGCAGTGTTGTACTCAGCAATGTATGTGTGAGGAGAACGGGAAGGATTATTGCATAGCACAGACATTGCTTGCCACGGTCTATGCGTTTGGAGGATGTGAGGCTAATTTAGACGGAGCTACTTTTTGTTTGTATTACGATCACAGCGACCGTGTTTGGAAGTCAGATCAAGGATTGTTTTGTTCTGATGCTGCGTGGACGTTTAAGTGCGAGTGGTCCGATTGCTGTTCCTATCCCCATGAAGAAGGAAAACAGTTTACGTTGACGAATTTGTTAGATCCGGGTGGTGGATGCGTCGGGGAGCCAGATTATTGTATTGGGTATTGTTATGAGGAACAGGAAGTAACTTCGTGCAGTCCGTTGGTGGTGAGGTTTCCTTTGAGTGGTTATGAGGGGGCTGATCCATCAGTCGGATGCGATTGTTGCGATGACGAGGTGGCGGGTTCGTTTTACATCATAATCACTGAACTTGGAAGCCATGAGTGTGTCGATGCCTGATTGTCCATGTAGTCTAATGTTTGGAGGAGGACGATCTTACCATTGTGCTCGTTTTGATTGTAAGATGTTCCCGCACTTCTGTCAGATGGTAGTAGACGATGTTCGGTTTCGTGTTTTGTACGAGCAGGGAAGGGGACCGACACAGCCTATATCAATGACAGTAGAACGTAAGGGAGGATCTGTTGTTAAGGATAAGTCAACGAAACGCTCGACGAAACAGTCGAAGACAAAACGTTCGCAGGGATGCGGGAAGAGGGAAAATATTGAGGTCTATAATAGGGAAGACCGTAGGTTTGCAATTAGGTTATGTCGTCAATGCTTGAGTTATAATCAAAAGGAAGATCTTTGTTTGTTCCAGCCGGAGGGGATGTGTAATAGGTTTCGGGTCATGGTCAAGATACCATGTAAGAAGAGGCTGAAGAACGGATTGATGGGATGTCCGCAGCGACTATGGTAAGGAGGAAATTGTCAATGTACGAGTGCGTCTTTCGGGGAGAGGAAATAGGGAAAGCAAAAAAGAAAAGGTTCCAGTGTCGGAAATTCGGGAAGTGTACGGCAGGCAAGACAAGGAGCGGAAGGTTGCCATGGTGTGGGGAGTGTGTAGATAGGCTAGTTAGATCGGATGAGGATTTTAAGGAGAAGTGGATTGATCCATTGTTAGTAACAAGTTCATCCGGAATGGAGGCCGAGGCGTGGGAGGGAATGCTGAAGGGACAACCTAGTTTTTTAGTATGTGGAGGACCGTCAGGTAAAGATAAAGTGGAGCTTTTGAATCGTCGTGGCACGTTTTCCTTGGCAGTGAACAACGCAGCTGGATTCGGTGTAAGGCCTCAGGCATTTGTGTGTTCCGATCCTCCGTTGAAGTTTACGCATAGTGTGTGGCTTGACCCCGGGGTGATGAAATTCGTTCCAAGACCGAAGGTCAGTAAGTCTACTCGGGGCATGATCAGAAGGAAGTATAATGGGAATACGTTTGTGGAACATGGACGTACGATAGAGGTACCTAATGTCTGGAGGTTCAAGAGGAATAGTTGGTTTAGACCGGATGATTCGTTTTTCACTGATCAAGGAGCAGCTTGGGGCAATTTGGATTCCGGTGTAAAAAGGACAGGAGAGGAAAAGACAGTGTCGACCATGTTGTTGGGTCTAAGGTTGTTGTATTATTTAGGGTCACGACGTGTGTATTTAGTGGGTGTGGATTTTCGGATGAAGCCAGGCGAAGTGTATTCGTTCAATCAAGGCAAAGGAGAAGGAGGATGTAAGTCGAATAACCATCAGTATGAGGTGTTGAACAAGTGGTTGGTTCGGATGCAAAGTACAGGAGTGTTCGATCGGTTTGGATTGGAGGTATTCAACTGTTGTCAGTACAGTGGATTGAGGGCCTTTCCATTTGTTGACTTCGACGCCGCAGTAGACGATGCCGTGGGGTGGGTAGAGAAAGTCCCTGATTTGAAAGGATGGTACGAGAAGTGTCGGTGTCCGAAGTGCGAATCGTGGCATGTGCAGATGGATTGCATTATAGGAGAAGACAAGTGTTTGGATTGCGGGTTAACGTGGCCTAGGGAGAGGCGATCGGAGTTGAAGAAGGAGTATAAGAGGAAGAAAGGCAAGAGGGAGGAAAAAGATGAGTAAGAAGATACCGTATTTGAAGAAGACTGAGTGGGAAGAGAAGGTGTGGGGCAGGGTGTGTCATATATTCGAGAGCGAGAACGCAGCAGTTAGTCATTTGGAAGTTAAAGCCGGCTACAGATGTTCTAGGCATTACCATCAGCACCGGGCAAACATGTTCTACGTTCAGGAGGGGAAGATCGTTGTTGAAGTGTGGAATGGCTGGACAAGGACAATGGCCGATCTTGTGTCAGGCTATATGTTAGTCGTTCCAAGCAAGATAGAACATCGGTTCAATGTAGTCGAGAGTGGAAAGCTAATTGAAGTGTATTGGCCAGACCAGGAAGGAGGGAAGTGTGAGTTTGATGATATAGTTAGGCTAGAATCGGGAGGGGAATGGGATGGAATGGCAGTATACGATAGTAATAGGAGTCGATCGGAAGCATCTGAAACAGCTATCGATCGTGTGGCCGACATGGATGAGGAACAAGCCGAGTCTGGCAAGTGTTCCTAAGTTGGTGTTCTATGATGATGGTGAGATAAAAGAATCGGATGTGTCCCAAGTTGTGGGACGTAACAATGTTCGTTTTTTCAGGTGGCCACCATGGCCGATAGCGTATTTCGGACAGTCAGGGGATAGGTGGGAGGATCCGCAGCGGGAAAAGATGCTGTCCGGATTTGTGTACATGGCAGCACACGTTGAGACACCATATTGGTTGAAGGTGGATACAGATGTCGTTGCTAAAGAAATGGACAGTTGGATAAGCGATGATTGGTTTGTCGATGATCCAGCTATAGTAGCACATTGTTGGTCATTTACTAAGCCGCCGAATCAAATGTTAGTGCTCGATGAATGGGCAGAGGAATGTCAAAGAAGACTGCCGGAGTTTCAAGGAACGGAACCGTTGAGGATGGTACCGCAAGAAGGTAAGGATAGATTAGGACACAAGAGGATTATTAGTTGGTGTGCGTTTTTCAATACGGAGTTTACGAAAAAGTGTATTAGGATGGCAGAGAAGACATGCGGGTATGGAAGATTACCGGTATCGAGTCAGGATGGTTACTTGTGGTACTGTGCGAGACGGATGGGATTGTCTATTCTTAGACCGAACATGAGGCGACGAGGATGGTTGCAGCGGTTGTCAATAGCTAATATCAGGAAGGAAGCTGAGGAAGCTATGTGGTCTTAGGTTTCTAGAAAATACCTAGGCTAGCTAGGAGGTAAACCAGATGAATAAGGATTCGGACAATATAGTCCTCGAACCATCGCAGGAAGAAAAATCACAGGCACGCACGGTGGTTTTTCAAGGAGGCAAGGATCGTCGGGTAGTGTATTTGATGAGTGGAGCGGCCCATTTGCCATATTTGGTTTGTTCGTTGTGGACGTTGAGGGAGTCGGGTTGGGGAGGTACAGTTGAAGTCTATTGTTGGCCGGAATCGTTTTCCATAGGGAAGGAGTTCATAGCTAGGGATAGGCGGCTGGGGATTGAGGCGAAGGAACGACATCCCAAGTTGAGACGGAAGGATGGAGTAGGAAGCAATGCACAGTTTCTCGACAAGATTGATTTGGCGATGGAATTGGATTGTGGCACGTTGTTGTATTTAGATGCGGATACTACAATTCACGGGAAGCTGGATATACTGTTCGAGATAGCAGAGGATCGGTCGTTTTGTGCTACGCAATGGAACGATTGGACGATGGACAGTGGAATGGTTTACGATAGGATTAGGAAGTTGTTAGAGTGTTCAGTACCAGCCGAGCATGTTCTGAAGGCAAGCAAAAGCAAATGGCCGTCGGTTAACGGAGGAGTATGGGCAGCACAGCCCATATCGGAAGTATTGCCAACGTGGTATGAGTGGACGAAAAGGTGTGGCAGGTTGTTTATTGCGGATGAGCGGGTGTTGCATCTGATGTTGTCCATGCATATGGATAAGATAGCTGTGGCCTGCGGAGGGCAATACAACTGTTCACCAATATACCAGCCGAAAGGGCTGAGGGATGAGGATGTTGTAGTCCGTCATTACCATGGCGATTCGTGTTGTCGGCCAGAGAAGTCTGCAAAGGGATTTAATCTGTGGTGGCCAGTGTATAGACAGTGTTTGGAGGACAACGTAGGAGGGATGGCAGATTGGAGGAATAGTGTGAAGAATCGACATCTCGATTTAGTAGAAAGTTGATGATGGGTTATCCGAAAGTACTGCTATTGCATCTCCCCTAGGACAGGCGGAGGAACCCTAAGGGGAAGTTTGAGGAGTTTGTTGGGAGAGAATTTATGGTACATGAGGCACCATCGAGTACAAAGAAAGGAGAAGTTGGACGATTTCGCAAGTTGTATTCATTCGATTACGAGGCATTGAAGCATGAACAGACCATATAACAGACCGTGGGCATGTGCAAGGCATCGGGGAGTTTTGCTGAAGGAGGTGAGGTGTCGTTATTTCGAGATAGGAATGGGAAGGACTGCAACAAGGTCTGTTTATGTTGCTTTTAAGTCGTTCGGTTTGAAAGCTATTCATGGATCGGGAGGCTGTACTTTGTGTATCAATGACGCCATCGAGAAGATGGAAGCAGGACGTATTGATTTGATGTTGTATGAGACTTACGAGTATTGCGGACACATGCCGTCGTTCCATTGGAGACAGTTGGCTGAGGAGAGGCAGGACTCGAAGTTTATTCTCACGTTGCGGCCAGTAGATCAATGGTTGAAGTCTGCTAAAGGAAAGATCGGAACAGGAGGAAGAGCTGATCCTCGCCGCGGTAACATGTTGCACAAGAGACATTATGGAAGTGAGACTCCGACTAAGGAGCAACTAAGGGAAGGGTTTATTAGGCATTCTAGCGAAGTTCAGGAGTACTTCGCACGGGAACCAGAACGTTTGTTGGTTTTGGATGTGTTCAGTATGAAGGATTTGGTGTTGTGGAAATTGATAGCTGATTTCGTAGGAGGAACACCACCGGAAGGAAAGTTTCCGAGAAGGACTACTCCTATCAAAGTGTTCAATCCGGAAAATTGGGATGGATAAGGAGAGAGACAATACTGGCGTTTTTACAGCCGAGCAGCAGTTGAATGCAAGACTGAATGTTGGTAAGAAGAAACGTCGGTTGATGTATCAGATGATCAAGACAATCGTTCCCGAAGGAGCGAGTGTCGTAGATATTGGAGCAGGGCCAGGCAAACTGGTAAAGACTTGTATGCATAAGACCAATGCATACAAGATATTCGGATTGGATGGATCAGAAGGAATAGAGGAGATTAGTGAGGGGAGGACTTTTCAGTTCGACGTGACTGAAGGAAGTGGAAAGTGGGATAAATGTGCGGATTGGGGATTGATGTTGAATGTAGGAGAGCATGTCCCTAGGAAATTAGAGTGGGAGCTAGCAAAAGGGACAGCGAGAATTCCGAGGAAGTGGTTAGTTGTTGCTTGGGCAGATGAGAAGACGCCTGATTGGAGGGCTAAGAATAGAAGGGAAGCATCATACGTAGCGAATTTGTTTGGACGATTGGGGTGGTGTCTCAGTGAGGAGAAGACAAGGCAAGCTAGAGCGGTAGCTGGACAGTTTAGTAGGATGAACAAGCGATTGTTAGTTTTTCGGAGGTCGGAGGGTTTAACCATGAAGTTTGTGCGAGTGTTGTATGGTGGCGATTTTGAACGGACCCGTCCGAAGATTTTGAAGGACCTACGAAAATCGTTTCGCAGAAATCCGGAGTTTGCACAGGAGACGGTTGTGTATTATACCATGGGAAGGGAGGCTACGCAGCTGTTAGAGGATAAGGGAGCTAGGAATATAGTGGAGGTACATCCGGAACCGATAATGAGGGTGTCGGGTGGAGTGTTGTCATGGAATAAGTTGTACTTAGTTAGGGAAGCGTTGAAGGAATATGGTGAGGTGCTGTATACGGATATGGATACGTATCCGGCTCTTGGATTCGATCAAGGCAGGGTAATGGAGTTGTTGTATGCAAAGAAAGGGTTGGGTCGGTTGATGCAAATGCCTTTGATTAGTTACAAGAAAGGCTATTTTTGGTTTCGGCCTAGGGAGGGCAATGGCTGGACCCGGGTGACACCGTTGGTAGGATTGTTTGGATGCTTTATGTACTTCACGTGTGTTGAGTTACTGGATTGGTTTTTCGAGGACTATGAGGAATTGATAGAGAAGTATCCCAAGAAGAAAGCAGGCGATGAGCAGTTCATTACGTATTCCGTCGATAAGAGATTCGGTCGAATGACGTTGCAGGAGCTTTGGGATTCGTTCCAGCCGGATCAGCGTCTTATTAGGCCTAGGTGTGGAATGTTGAAGGGATTAGTAGATAAGGGACCCGAACCGATATTTAGACATAGGAGGTAGACCATGAGGAGAGCAAAGGGAGGGTTCTCAAGAAACAGCTTGGGAAAGAGGACGAAGAAGAGGCCTAAGGCAGAGTTAGTAAGGGCATTGGCGGATTTGATCCCGATAGACGAGACCATTGTTGACATTGGATGCGGCGTTGGACAGTATGTGAGGGCGTTCCAGGAGTTGGGGTACAAAGTTGTAGGATTGGACGGAGGCGAAGACGTAGAGGAGATTACAGGAGGACTTGTCAAGTTTTGTGATTTGACGTCAGATACAATTCCGTACAGTGCTGAGGATTGGGGATTGTTCCTCGATGTTGGGGAGCATATTCCCAAAGCTTTTGAGGATGAGGTTTTTCGCAATGTTAGTTTGTTGGCAAAGAAAGGGCTAATAGTCACTTGGGGAAAGCCTGGACAGAGAGGCAATGGCCATGTGAACAATAGGAAGCCTGAGTACGTAGCAGCTAGATTCAGGGAATGGGATTGGTTGGTAGATGACGAGGAGACTAGTAGGTTAAGGAATAGATTGACACGGCCATACTTTACGAAGCGGATTATGGTGTTGAGGCCGGCATGACAAGACAGGTGATATTTGTCCATGTACCGCGATGCGCAGGCACGTCCATTGAGTCGTATGGACGAAGGAACGGAACGTTTCAGAAATACAGACCGAAGGAGTGGGACAAAGGATGTTGGTTTACGAGCTTAGGCCATTTGTCGTCAGAGTGGTATTTATCGAAAGGACATATCACCGAGGAGTGGTGGGATAGGTCGATCAAGTTGGCAGTGGTACGGAATCCATGGGATAGGTTGGTTAGTCTGTATGCCTATTGGAAAGGGATTAGGTTTCGGGGCCATTGGAAACGGTCAAATGTACATCTTACAAGTTTTGAGGAATTTGCCACCGAGGTATGTTCGGGATGTTCTAGATGGGTAGGACGAGTTAGTGGAAGAGCTTGTAGGGAGTTTGGACAAGCGAATCCACAGGTAGAATGGCTGCGGAAGCAAGTTGATGTCTTGATTCGTTTTGAGAATTTGGAGGATGAGTGGTGTCAGTTTTGTAGGCAGTCGGAGTTGCCGCAAGCCAAGTTGGGGAAGTTGAACAAGTCGAGACGAGGTAGGGATTATTGGATGTATTATACTGATGATTTGGTTAGAAAGGTAGGTAGATTCTATCGGGAGGACGTAGAACGATTTGAGTATTGTTATGGGAGTTGAGTATGGTCAAGCAGGTGATATTCATTCACATACCGAAGACAGCAGGAACGTCCATAACGGAGTGGATGAAGAAGAACGGAGGAGGTTACCAGCGAAGGAGGCCACAGGATTGGGACGAGTGGTGTGATTTTACGGATTTGAGGCACGTAGCTGCAGGGTACTATCGAAAGAAGTATATATCACAGGAGTGGTGGGATAGGTCGATCAAGTTGGCAGTGGTACGGAATCCATGGGATAGGTTGGTTAGTCTGTATGCTTATCTGTCGGAGTTTCGTCCTAGGAGGTCACCGAAGCGAGGATCAAGTCAAAGTTTGAAGACCTTCGATTTGTTTGCAAGGACAGTATCGACGGGTAGGTTTGTGAAGCCGGTAAGTAGTCGAAACGTTCGGAGTTTTTCACAGGTGAACCCACAGGTAGCCTGGTTAAAATGGGGCGTCGATAAGGTATTACGATTTGAAACGTTGAAGGAGGATTGGAGAAGGTTCTGTGATGAGATCGGAAAGACATACGTGCCGCTTCCTGTCAGTAGGACGTCAAAGCATAGGAGGTATCAGTCATACTACGACGAGGAGTTGGTAGAGATAGTAGGGAGATATTACCAAAGGGATGTAGATCGGTTTGGCTACAAGTTCGAAAGGGAGTTTGATGTTGATAGAGATAGTGTCTCATTGTCAGTCGATTGAGCGACCGTATTACGATTCGTTGCTCATGTACCAATTGAGTTCGTTGGTGTTGTATTATCCTGCTAAGCGGGAGGTTGATGTACGAATTACCATTGTGTGTTGTCCGGAAGAGGATAGGGCTACGAGAGCAGTACTGAACTACTTTGTTCGGCACCATGGTTGGTTGGATTTGCAGGTAGTAACGTTGAGTCCCGGTCGAGTAGGACGGCGGGCTATCGGAAGGAACATAGCGTCGAAGAATACACGGGCTGATATAGTGTGGTTTACCGATGTTGATTATGTGTTTCACCAAGGGTGTTTGGAATCATTGGGAGGGTTGGACTGGCCAGATGGAACTGTAATGGTGTATCCGGAGAACACAATGATACATCGTGATTGGGATATAGGAACGGCGAGGGTAGAACAGATACACAGATATCCGCAGACAATCGACATCAAACCGGAAGAGTTTGTTCACAAGAAATTGAATAAGGCTATCGGTGGGGTTCAGATAGTGAGGGGAGATTTTGCAAGGTCGGAAGGCTACTTGCCAGACGATAAGACGTTTCAGACACCGACGCCAGATGGAACGTTTGTGAGTTGTAGATGCGATATGAGGTATCGAAAGAATTGTCGGGAAAAGGGGCTGATTACCAAGGTCGATCTGCTGGGAGTTTATAGGCTTAGACATCCGAAACGGGTTTACGAGAGTCCAAAGCAAAGGAGGGGATTGTGATGGCAAAGTACCGACGGTCTTTGTACAAGTTGTTGCAGAGGGAGTTCCCAGGTGGACCATTGGTAGGTGCGGAAATTGGAGTTTGGAAGGCAGGAACATCAGCGAAGTTGTTGAAGGAGTTCCCCGGACTTCGATTGATGCTGGTTGATATATGGGAGAGAGGACACGGAGGAGGCACTGTTAACTACAGCGTTGAGAAGATGTCGAAATGTCATGATGAAGCAATTCGGAGGTTGTCGGCATTTCCGGGGTATCGGTATGAGGTTATTTGGGAGTCAAGTACTAAGGCTTCCAAGACAGTCGAGGATGGGTCTTTGGATTTTGTGTTCATCGATGGAAGCCATAAAGCTGAGGATGTTGAGGAGGATTTGCGATGTTGGGTAAGAAAAGTGAAAGGAGGTGGATTTGCAATCGGACATGACTATTTGGGATTAGGGCATAAGGAATCAGAGGTTCGAATACCGGTTGATGAATTTGTTGAGGAAGATGGATATAAGTTGGAGTACATCAGGAAGGGTGATATATGGTGGTTTAGAAAGTGAGAGGATGATGATGTTGATCGTAGAATGTGAGAAGTTCAAGTTCATAGCTAAGGAAAGCTTCGAGGGTACCGTGGCTATAATAGACAGGAAGACGAATCGGAAAGTAGTTGATGTGCCATGTGAGGAGGTGAAAGAATTAGTTGCGACGTGGGTTAGGAGGAGGGAGGTAAAGGAGTTGAATCAGATGAACCATGATGAGGTATTGTTGGGGTGATATATGATAGACTTTGGATTGTTTGAATTTGCCTGTCCAATTGGAACAGGTGGGGAGTGGTTTATTAAAGCTGCATTTACAGCAGGATTGAAGGAAGAAGGGGAAGGGGATTTGCATAGACCACCGTCAAGACGAAGCCAATCGTTTCGAGTAGGACTAGTTCGTCATCCGTTTGATTGGCTGAGAGAGGTTTACAAGTATACAAAAGGCAAGAGACAGTGTGTAGGATGTTGCGTCGAGCAGTTTAGGGGACTGCGAAGGACAGGGTGGATGGAGTTTGTTCAAAGCTACTTGATGCAAAGCGAAGTGCAGTTAGTAGACATACTGGAGGAGTACAAAGCTGAAGTGTGTCTTAGGTGCGAAGATTTCCCATGGAATGTGGATGAGTTTTTCTCGTCATTGGGAATCAACGAAGGAGTGTTAGACGTAATGAAGGAGGTTGAGATACCGGCTCGGTTGAGGAGGCGTGTAATTATGGCAAAGGACGTACGGAGGCTACGACAACAAATAGTTCATAGGGAAGAGGAGCTGTGCGAACGATATGAGTACTTCTGATCTAGTTGTAATTCCCGTAAGGAATCAAAGCACGAGGCTGCCAAGAAAACCCATGTTGGTGGCAGGAGGAAAGACACTGTTAGAATGGACGCATAGTCAGGCAAGCAAGTTCACGAAAAACGTATGGATTGTGACAGGAGACAATGAGGTAGTGGATTTGTGTAAGGAAAAGGGTATTACTGTCAAGACCACAGAACATCGTGAGTTTGATTGTGGTACAAGTCGAATAGCAGGACTGTTTCACGAAATAGGTGGGTTGTCGGACTGGAGGAGGATCGTCAATTGGCAAGTTGATGAGCCGTTTATTCAGCCGGAGCAGGTTAAGATGGCCTGTTCGGTAAATGGAGGAGTTAATACAATAGTAGGACCGTCAGAAATCGAGGATTATGCACGGTATAGTGTTGTGAAGGTAACGGAATCATATGGCAGATGTCATTGGTTTAGCCGAGCTTGGATGCGGGGAGCTAAAATTCATGTTGGAGTGTATGCGATGGATCCTGTAGCTCTGGAGTGGTGGTATAATAATGGCAACCAGGTATCGAGCTATGCTAGAAAGGAGTCGTTGGAACAGTTGACGTGGATTGAGGGTAGGATTGAGATTAAGGCTATACACGTATCCAAGTGTCCGTTATCTGTCAATACGTGGACAGATTGGAGCAAGTTCAAGTTTATAGTCGAAGGGAGGAGAACTTGTCAAGGTTCATAAGAAGCAAAGGGTTAATGATCCAGTACATCCCGCGGACAGGGACGGAGTGGTTGAATAGATCGTTAGCAAACTGGAACATCGAAGCCGAGTCGTGGTATAAAGCTCAAGTGCAATGGAGTGCGGATAAGTGGGGGTTGTATGCTCATAAGCATCGCCATCGGATGGTAGATGTCAAGATGGTAGCGACGTTTGTGAGACACCCTGTATCGTATTACGAGTCTGTATGGATGTGGTTTAGTATGAAGCCGCCTAAGTTTGCGGTTAGGACGAAGTGTGTGAAGTGGCATCCATTGGCTACTGCTTTAGATGTTTTCAGGGAAACAAAAAAGGGAACGTTTGCCGATTGGGTGTTTGTAATGTTGGAGAGGTACCCATTGTGGTATACTAGGTTGATTGAATCATATGTTGGTCCGGATCAGGGAGAGTGGGTTGATTGGATAGGACGGTACGAGACCATAAGCAGTGATCTATCGGACTTGTTAGGACTAGTCGGATTTAGGCGTCAGGTAATAGATGAAGGCCCATGTTCTCACAGTTTTGTAGAAGTGAAGTGGAACAAGGATCTGTTGTCTAGGGTCAAGGAGAGTGAGTCATCTATAATTGAGAGGTTCTATGGGGAGAACGAGGGAAGGAGATGTTATGCTTCGTTGGCTCAAAGTTAGGATCAGGGATTGGTTATCAGAGGAGGAGGGAAACGAATTGCGGATTCGCAGAGGGGATGAATACGCAACGGTCAGGGTCGTAGGAGCAGTGGGATTGATGTTGCATGGATATTACACGTCCGTGACTGGGGCCATGACTGAGATAGTAGTACCTAGGAGTAGTTGTGTAAGTGCGACGAAGTTTGATTCGTTGTGGCGAAAGCATATGGGGAATGTTAAGATAGAATGGGAGCAAGAAGATGAGGATAAAGACACCGTTAAAAACCATTCGAGCAAAGTGTGTAGATTGTTCCGGTGGAAGCGTAAAGGAGGTACGTGAGTGTAGTGCAGAGGACTGTCCGTTGTGGCCGTATCGTTTTGGACGTCGGCCATCGACAGTTGTGAAGGCAGAGGGAAATCTGAAAGGGGTTCGTAGTGAAGCGGAAGAGGAGGATTAAGGGTCATCGACAGGCTGGTAGGAAGAAGAATCTGTCAAGGAAGAAACTCCACAAGATTCGATTGAATAAGGCAAGGCAATGATAGAGGTCGGAGGACGGGAGTATTTGACTGTAAAAGAATCAGCCGAGAGAATCGGAGTGAGTTATGGAAGGGTGTTTCACTTTTTGGCCGACGGAAGATTGACGGCCATTTGTGTGTTAGGCAGGCGACTGTTGGAGAAGGAAGAAGTGGACGTATTTAGGAGTAATAGACAAACGAAACCGGGCCGGAACCCACGGTAATAGAAATACATTAGTAGTACAGAAATCAAGGGAATAATAGCCCCACACCCCCCAAAGGTGTGGGGTTTTGTGTTATTATAATGCGTTTACCCCTAAAAGCAGTCTGAATCCATGGAAATTAACGAAAAGTCGTATCGTAAATCTTTATATACCAACAGGTTAAAGCCTATTGACAGTCATAGGATATAGGTATATAATTAAGATGCGGGGCAGGGGAGGGGGGAGGCAGGGGAGGGGGCAAGGCCAGGTTCTTTCACAATTCAGACGGCATCGACCAAGACGAGGTCCCCCAGGAAAACGGGGGCTGAGGCGGTGGCACAAGTAGCGAATAACATCCCGCCCAGCCAAGACACAAGGGACAGGCCCCCAGTCGATCCCCCGCAATAACTGGCATTGTCAATAAGCCCAGTTTCCAGCCGGGAAAGCAACCAAATAGCTCGGGATAATGCATTTCCACCAGTCCCCTGACCCACCGCAGGAGTAAGTCGGATACGTATTACTAGCAGGATCTAGTTAACGCGACGCAAGTAGCGGGTCGGGTTCTCGGCTGAGATTGAACACGGAGCAGGCCTCCAGTAGACTCAGTCAATCAGCAAACGTTGAACACGGAGCAGGCCTCCAGTAAACGTTCTGCTCGTACCTTATCGAACACGGAGCAAGCCTTCAGTAGGTTTGGGAAACAGCACAGAGCACAGACTCTCAGAACCCGACGGACCAGGCGTTATGTGAGGAGTCGAATTCGACTCCTGCCCGAGCTAGCCCTTAAGGGTCTGTGGGGATTGGTACCCCATGCTGAATGAGTTACCTCGAAACCCTGAAGGAGAGTGAGACAGAGTCGATCTTCCACGAACCGTCCGAGGGTAGGCGGGCACAATCCAAGGAGATGAGTCATGAAAACGGCTAAGGAAATCAGGACGATCTTGCATGAGAATTTCGGTTCCAATGACGACAAGGGACATGTCACGAACCACCGGAAGGAAGGGGAGTGGACAGTTCGGAGAGGATACTTTTATAAGCATGGACGCTCGGAGGAGGATCTAGAGAAGGACATCAGGAAGTTGTTCAGGATCCAAGTCGTCGACAAAGGCGATCATTGGGCCACGTTCAAAGGCAGCGAAGGAGTGAGGAAGAACTCGTACTTTTGGGTGCGGTTCAAGGTTCTTCAGTACAAGCCGATTAGCAGCTTGTGGGAACTGAAGAAGAGGTGTGAGAGTGGCGACGAGTATTGTCAGGAACTCTGCTGTCGGGCTTTGACGAACATCGGTTGTGAGCATCTGGCAGAGCCGTATGACGGATGGCCTAGCAAAGGAGGGAAACCCAAGCCAGAGTTGACCTGGGAGGATTATTATCATGGGTTGATGCAATATTGGATGAGCATGGTAGGTGGGTATGGAATGGACGAGGAAGAAGCTGAAATCAGGCTGGTCGACGAGATCAATTTCGTTGGCGAATTCTAGTTGAGGAAGGGAAGAGGAGCCAGGAGGATATGTGTTTCATGCCCGGCATGAAAGACGAGGCGATGGTGTTCGACAGGGAGCAGTTGGGTCAGTGTATCCCGTTGCTCGACGATTTTGAGCAGTTGTTAATCGTCAGAACAAGTAACACAAGAGGAGGGTTGATCAATGAAATTACCAAGATTTGATTTCTCGAAAGGCAGGATCCAATCAAGTAGGGAGAGAGGTGATTGGTTCAGGGGCGACGAGGATGCAGATGTTTCGTTGTACCAGTTGATCAATGCTGTTGCGGTTGGTCAAGTGGACAAGGTAGTGATTGATAGAATGGTCGAGAGACTGCCCTACGACCCGGAGGATTTTGTTGGTGATTGCTTGAACTGGAAGGAGTTTGTAATGCTCGCCAGTTTGGCAGATGCAGCTGAGTCTGAGAAGGAGCTCAGCGATATGTTCAAAAAGGCAGTTGTCAGTTTGGAGAAGGACGCTGCCGACGGGTGGGACGACTTCGCCCATGGAAGAGTATTCGATGGGGCAGAATAAAGGAGGACAGTGATGTTCAGGGAACTCGAAATCGGCGATGCGTTTTGGATTCCGAATCCCCGTATAAGTGTGGGCTTGGATCGGGCCATTAAGGTGGACACAAGAACGGTGTTCATCTTGACGGGAACGTTCAAGATGTCATTGCAGGAGATTGAGTTGGACTTTAAGGTTATCAAGTGTGGTCGGGTAGGCTGTAACCATGGTGGCTACTTCTACACGTATTGAGAAAGGAAAGAACGATGGGCTTTCAAGTACGAGGACAAGATGAGTCGAATGTCCAGGTTCCACGGTTCAAGAGTGATTGGACTAGACAAATGGGACAATGGATTGAGGAGGCCACGTCGGGAATGCCCCATGAGGTAGAAGGAATGCCTTATGAAGGACTGACGGTGCAAAGCTTTATCGAGGACCACTGGGATCAGATCTGCGAGTCGTGGGGCGACAAAGGAAAGTGGGGACGAGTGATCGGGTGTCTGACTTGTTTGCCTTGGATCGTCGAGTATCAAGGGTTCGTCGATTCGATGTACTCGGCATCACAGTGTTGGGCTGAAGGACACGACTGGGAGGATCAGTCGACATGTACTTTGGATTATGGAGATGTGTCGATGGAGTGCCGTCGGTGTGGTTTGTTCTTTCACAGACCGTTGTATTAGACAATGGGGCAAGGACGAGAGTCGGTCTTTCCAAAGCAAAGCGAACAAAAAGGAGTTGGATCACGGAGTTGGAGGAGTTAGGCTGTTTGAGACCTATTGGTGGTAGTCAGCGGAACGGGTAGGTGATTGTTAGTTAGGTTCAGGAAATTGAAAAGGAGAAAGAGATGAGTAGGTTACAGAAAGCGACGGTGGTGTTGGATGTGAATTTTCACACGCCGAATGCGGCTCGACCGGCATCTTTGTCGGATGTCGATGTAGATGCTGATGCGGATTCGTTGAAAATGTCTAAGGAGATTTTCAGGTCTCCGTATTACAACAAGACGGCATCGATACGAACCACGGTGAGGAAGAAGTTGGCACGGTATGCGTTGCCGAGTCCGTTTAAGAACGGAACGTACTTGATGCCAGTCGACTGCTTGGAAGATTGCTATGAGATATTGGAGAAGGCCAAGGAAGAGTATGACGAAGCTGCCAAGCAGTTGTCGAAGGATTGGCCAGCGATTAAGGAGGACGCGAAGAAGAGGCTGAGGTCACAGTTCGACGAACGGCAGTTCCCAAGCGTTGAGCGGATTCGAAGAGCGTTTGGGTTGGATTGGCAGTTGCTCGAGTTCCAGACTCCTGACAACGCAACGCTAGGTGAAGTGTTGTACGAGAAGGAGTTGAAGAAGGCAAAGGCCAAGTGGGAGGTGGCTGAAGGTCAGGTCTCTGTTGCATTACAAGTCGGACTGTCCAAGTTGATTACGCATCTGCTTAGTCAGCTTAAGGAATCCCCCGATGGAACGAAGAGCAAGCTCCACCCAAGAGCCGTCGAGAAGGTCAAGGAGTTTTTGGATCTGTTCAGCAAGAGGAATGTGTTGAAGGACAGGGAACTGGCAGCGTTGGCCACGAAGGCACAGGACATTCTCGACGGCAAGGATGCTTCTGACTTGCGGGTGAGTGATGTGAAGGCCAAGGTCACCAAGGAACTGTCTGAGGTTTCCAAAGGATTGGAAAGGTTGGTAACGAAAACGAAGCGGAAGTTCAGCTTCGACGAGTGAGGCAAGGAGAGTGAGGTAGGAGCAGAGAAGGGGCCGTTTGTCTTTCCACCAGTATAAGGAGAATAGTGATGAGTTTGGTTGAGCAATTCAGAAGAGCCAGACGAGCAGGCGTACCGTTGACAGGAGTCGAGACTCCCGATCCCACAGCTACCATCGAGGAGATTACAGAAGCAGTCAATGGCAACACGCCGGTCGTCGCTTGGGATTGTATTCGGGGTATTTGGGGTGTGAACGAACTTGGGATGGCCTATGCGAATAGTGAGGTCATAGGCAACCCAACGGCCATGTTGATGGACGCCGCACCCGAGTTGCCCGAAGGGATCGTGATGTTCGTCTTGGGAATGGATGAGTGGCTGAACGAGTCGACTGTTCGGCAGGGCATTTGGAATTTGAGGAATCCGTATAAGGCAACGCAACGGATGGTCGTTTTGTTAGGGGCGACCTTGACACTGCCAGCCAGTTTGGCAAACGATGTAGTGATTCTCGAGGAGGAGTATCCGGATGATGAGGCGTTGGGCAGCATGGTAGGAATGCTTGACGAGCAGGCCAGTGAAGTCGTCAAAGGTAGGGCACGGATGGAGGATAGGACCAAGGCTCAGGTCGTAGATGCCGTTAGAGGATTGCCGCTCGGAGCGGCTGAGAATATCGTTGCAATGAACATTCTAAAGGACGGTGTCGACGCTGAGGGAGTTTGGGAAGCCAAGCGGCGGCAAGTGGAACAGCAGAAGGGAATTTCGATCTGGCAGGGCAACGAGAGTTTTGATGACATACAAGGACTGGCGAACTTGAAACAGTTCGGCAAGATGGTCATCGACGGAAGGAAACCACCAAAAGGGATTGTGTTCATCGACGAGATCGAGAAGATGATCGCAGGCAGTTCGACCGCTGGCGGCGATTCGTCAGGAGTGTCGCAGGGGTTTCTGCAACAGTTGCTGACCTACATGCAGGACTTCAAGGTTCGAGGGATAATTTTGATTGGCCCTCCTGGAACTGGCAAGTCATTGATTGCGAAGGCGATGGGAAACCAAGCTGGAGTACCGACCATTGCGTTTGATCTCAATGGGATGAAGGGATCGCTCGTTGGGGAGTCAGAGACGGCCATGCGGTCGAATTTGAAGGTAGTGACGTCAGTGACTGGAGGGGAGTCGTTCTGGATCGCGACGTGCAATTCGATTAGTTCGCTCCCGCCGGAGTTGAGGAGGAGGTTTCGCTGCGGTACTTTCTTTGTCGATCTTCCGACCAAGGAGGAGCGGGAGTCGATATGGCAGCATTACCTTAGGAAGTATGACTTGGATCCGAACCAAGACATACCGAACGATACGAATTGGACTGGAGCAGAAATCGAGAACTGCTGCGATAACTCATATGAGTTTGATTGTAGTTTGACCGAAGCTGCTCAGTATGTCATACCGGTGTACACGCAGGATAGGGAAAGGATCGAAAAGCTTCGTAAGGATTGCGATGGCCGGTACCTATCCGCATCGGAGCTTGGATTGTTCAGGATCGAGAAGGACACTCGGACGAGGAAGATGGAGTTGAACTGATGTAGTGTAAGGCAGGGCTATTGATGTCCATAGGGTTAGGGGTTATATTTGAGGACTCAGGCAACCGTAACACAGGAGAACAAGTTATGGCCAGTCAAGCGTATGCGATTCGTCGTTGGCTGGAGAACAACTGGAAACGAATACAGGAGAGCGATATTACAAGGGACAAAGCCGTAGACCTGATTCACGAAGAGATCGGAGCGGAGACAACCGAGTCCGCGTTGACGTCGTTTGCAGTAGCGATGAGGTCGGAGGGCTATATCAAAGGGAATTGGCCGCACAGGACAAAAAGCAAAGCCAATGGGGGGACGGCCATGGGAACTGTGAAACAGTTGAGGTATGCTGTAGGTATAATCGCCAAGGAGTTGGTGAGATTGAATGAGGAGTTGGGACAGACTGTTTTGCCTGAACTGAAAATTCTGTCCGAAATAGTCAGTCAAGACGAGAACCAGTCCAAGAAGGAGGATCGATCCAATGCCGTGTTACGAAGTGAGGACAATGAGTGTTGAGTTTCAGGCTCAGCACAAGGGTTTGTTGATCAAGGCTCTGACGAACTTAGGATGGGGGTTTACAGAGCACGCGGACAGGATAATGTTGACGAGGGAAAACGAAGGAATTGAGATTGACCTAAGAAGACAGGAGGCTAAGTTGGAGGAGTGGCAGCAGTCGAAGCTGAACCAGTTGAAACGGGCATATTCGTCTGCAGCGTTGGATAGGGTCGCTAAGATGAATATGTGGACAAGGAAATCCGAGACTGAGACGAGAGGTGTTCTCCGTCGATTCTAAGGAGGAACGAAATGGATTACAAGAAACAGTATCCCGGCACTGTTATTGGAATGGTCAACAAGGCCGATCCAGAGTTCAGAGATAAACTCGGTGAGCTGTTAAGACAGGTAATCGAGGAAATCAAAAAGCCGTGGCATCTCGTTTTGGAGGACAAGATCAAGGCCTACGGGACTGCAGTATCTTGCAGTCGACAGAGTTGAGCAATCAGCGGCCATCCCGAGTGATGTTCGTTGGAACCAAGAAAGGAGAGATTTGATGGATACGATCAAGTTTGAGATATTAGAGGACGGTACGATAACGATCGAGACTGATGCTGTCAGTGGCAAGAACCATCAGTCTGCTGATGAAATGCTTGAGGCCTTGGCAGAGCTTGTCGGTGGAGAGGTCACAGTCAAGCATAAGACGGGACATGCCCATGCACATGCCCACCATGGTCACAGTCATGGATTGTCGGTAGGGATGAAGCAGTAGAAGTCGATCGTAGGAACAGGGAAGAGGAGTTTGACAATTTAGACATTGGATTGAAAGGAGTGTTGCAATGGTTGCGGTAGCAGGACTTACAAGAAGGGAACGTTCGTTTTTGTACTTGAAGGATGTTAAGCGTTGGAGGTCTTGGGGAGGACTTCTTGCTGCCCCTGTAAAAAGAACGAGGGACGGTGAGGTAAAGCTGGGAATTGTCTTTGCTCTGAAAGGGGCAAGGGAAGCGTATCCGGTAGTGTATTTGATCAATGTGTTTGCGATTAGTAGGGAAGCTTTGCAGAGGGCAGACACGTGGGAGTATGAGGATGTGGAGTCATTAGTGAACGACGGATGGGTCATAGACTGAAAGGAGGCGGTCATGATTGCCGAAGCAAAGGAAGAAACGTATGAAGATGTCCGTCTTTTGATTTTCAAGTTAGCTAGGCAGATTCAGTGTTGTGATCAGTGCTCAGTCGAAGATCGTATCGGGACCGCCATGGAGTGGTATACGCGGGCCTATTTGACCTATGATCCAAGTCGGGGAACGAAGTTTTCGACTTGGGTCTATTGGCAGGTGAGGGGAGGGTTGTTGATTCGACGTAAGAAGTGTATCAAGCAGTCGCAGAGGTTCAAGAACAATGGGTCTACCATGGATGGTAATCCAGGTCAAGGACAGGACCGGTTGAGGACTTTGATGTTCGAGTTGTCTGACGATGCTAGGAAATTGATCATCGCCATCACGGAGACGAGCGATGAGATTGTCAAGTCATGGCTAAGAAAGCAGGACCGAGAGGAAGCCGTGAGGAAGTGTTTTAAGGAATGGAAGTGGTCACTATGTCGGTGGCACAATGTGTTCAACGAGATAGGAGATGCCATATGAAGGATAGTCAAAGGAGTGCAGTGTATAGGTGGGAGGAAAAGGTTCGTGAGACCTTTCCGGAGTTGGAGGAACGTTTGACGTGGGAGCAATGCAAATCCCTGGTCGCAGAGGTTTGGGAGGACTATCGTTCAGGTTCGAATCCTCCGAGAGTCGTTAAGGGTCGGAGAAATTGGGATGCTAGGGCTAGTAGTTGGAGAATCGTTCTGCCAGAGTGGTCATGGACGAAGTGTGTTGTGTTACACGAAGTAGCTCATGTACTGACGCAAGGATATCAGCATGGACCAGTGTTCGCCACGTTTGTGACTGAGTTGTGGCATCGATATGTAGGTGTTCCCATGCACGACATCGTCGAAATAGGAAAATCCCAAAAGCCTCGTCGGGTAAAGTTCTCCACAATGGCCGAGACTCCGAGAGCGAGGAAGATCAGTAGGAAGTGGAAGCAGTGGAATTTGATATTGAGGGATTTGCAGAAGGAGTTGAAAGAGCACCGGGAGAGTGAGCCGAAGAAGTGGGAAGTTGATTAGAACGTTCCAAGGATCTAGGCTATAATAGAAAGGAGGATTGATTATGCGATTTACCGTCAGACGAATGGGAAATAGTTGGTGGATCGTAGGAGACGAAGAGGACGGGCCATATGGCCCATATGATACAAAGACAGAGGCAGAGGATGATCGTAAGGGACTGAATCGGACCGAGAGGCATTGGGACGATCGAGAGTATTGGACTACCAAAAAGGAGACCACGTTATGAAGTTGATGAGCCTAAAGCCGAGTAAGGCCAAGTGCCAGAGGGAAGTCGGATTGGATCGGGCGGGCAAGCCTGTGCAGTGCTCAGCCAAGGGGTATGTTGAGTTCGACGTCGAAGGAGGATGCGGAGTGACTGTGTGTAGGAAGCACTTCGATGAAGTCAAGGCAGTAACCGAAAGTAAGATTAAATGAAACCGTACGACTTCCAAGTCGAGGATTTAGATAGGATCGAAGAGTTCAAGGGAAGAGCTCTCGTAGCGTGGGACCCTGGACTTGGAAAGACGAACTGTTCGCTTTGGTGGCTGGGGAGGCACAAGGACGATGCCTCCCCAGCCGTTGTTGTATGTCCAGCCTCGATCAAATGTCAATGGGCTAAGGAAGCAGAGAAGGTGTTAGGAGTCAAGCCACAAGTTTTGGAGGGAACGAGGCCAGGGAAGCGTTTACCCCTAGTCGATCTTACAGTTGTGAATTTCGACATCTTGACTCATTGGTTAAAAGTGCTTACGGAATTGCCAATTCGGACTTTGATCATTGACGAGTGTCAGAAGATTTCAAATTTGAAAGCGAAGCGGACCATGGCTTGTCATGCTTTGGCCAAAGGGGTGCCGTATGTGTTAGGATTGTCTGCTACGCCAATGGAGAATCGGACCATTGAGATGTACTCGATTTTGAAGATGTTGAAGCCAAGAGAGTTTCGGAGCCGATGGAAGTTCATTGAACGGTATTGTAATCCGCAGATGACGCCATGGGGATGGAAGTACGATGGGGCGTCGAACACAAGGGAATTGCACGACAAGTTGATGGATTTGTGTATGGTAAGACGTCGGAAAGTCGACGTGTTGGATCAGTTTCCACTAAAGGTGAGAACGGTTATTCCGTTGCCAATGAAGGCTCCGGCTGAGTATCGGAAGGCGAATAGTTATTTTCTAGAGTGGCTAGAGGAATGGGATAAGGGTCGAGCTAGGAAAGCCGAGCGTTCACAAGGATTGACGAAGGTCGGGTATCTGGTCAGACTTGCAGCTAGGTTGAAGATGCGATACGTAGTCGAGTGGATAAACGAGTTTCTGGAACGGTCGGATGAGAAACTTGTAGTGTTTGCTATCCACGCAGGTGCTATTGATTCGTTGAGGCGGAATTGTAAAGGGAAGTCAGTTGTGATAGATGGATCAACTAGTAGCAAGAAGAGGATTGAGGCGGTTAAGCAGTTTCGGAGCGATTCAGAGGTACGGTTGTTCATTGGTAATCTAAGGGCAGCAGGAGTAGGACTGGATGGATTACAAGTAGCCAGGAACGTCTGTTTCGCCGAGCTGCCGTGGCAGCCAGGATTAGCATTGCAGGGAGAGGATCGTGCTTGGAGAATAGGAACAGAAAGTACTGTATGGGTAAGGTACTTCGTTGCGGCTGACACCATAGAGGAGAAGTTGTGTAAGGTTCTGCAGAAGAAGCAAGAGATTCTCACAGCAGTTTTGGACGGACGTAAGGTCAAGAATAATTTTGATATTCTTGACAAACTGCTGTCCGGTTTACGGGACAAGGGGCTATAACTATAATAGGACGGAAAGACAGGTTTGTTTCTGAAAGACTCAAGATCAGGAAGGAGGTGATGTGTATGAAAAGGCTCAAGACCTTGTGCAAGTTTTATAATAGTTGAGTGAGGATGGCGTCGCTCTCTGCACTGCTGCAAAGGAAAAATGGCACCGGCGAGTTCTGACGCAAAATCACGTTGAGGCGACGCTGATCGCCATTGAATTGGTTGATCCGACGACCGCGAAGCTACTGCGAGCGGAAATCGAAAGAGTGTACGACGCCGACTTCGATTACGACGACTTCGTCTTGTAACCTACTGTCTAACCTGAGGAGAACGACCGTGTTTTACCTAATTGAACGCAAGTACGTTGGACCCGATGACAAAGCCAGTGACGGGAGCATCATCGGCGACACCTGGCACGTAATGCAGATTTGCTACACTCCAGGTCGCACCAACCAGAGTGACGAGGAACTCATTACCGGCTGGCTCGGCACGACCAACGATTGGTCAGCGTACGCTCGCGGCGCGTTCGACACCGTCGAGGATGCCAGACGAACAGTGCACGAGGCCGGGTTCACGGTTGAGCAAACCGTAGGTGATGACGAGTTCGACGACGACAAGGATATTGTCGAGCAATGGATCACCGAGGCGGCATCTCGCGTGCAGGTCGATGCGAGCGACTGGTTGATTACATGTCTCGGCAAGGACGAAACGCGAGAGGGATACGGCATCACCGCTGCGACAACTGACGACGAACTGGTGGCAGCGGCGAGCCGTGCCAACGACGAGGCAGCCGAGGATGACGGTGTCGAGATGCACGGCACGCTCGACTTCTTCGCGGAATTACGAGACACGGTAGGTGAGTGAATGACTGGACGACTGAAACTCTAACTCACGGAGAATAGCAATGGAAACGATCGAACTACAAAACGAACTCGTTGAGTGACTCGCAGAGGCTGGATTTGACAGTAAATGGTGCGGATTCGGCCAGCGATTGTATTTTGCCGGTTCTAGCATCGAAATGACAACGAACGGCAAACCGATTCGAGGTAACCGAGCATGGCTCGAATTCGACGATCCGGCCACCCTCGACGGCGTCGCAATCGAGGTTTGTGTATTAGGCGGTGTAGAACAGAAATGTCCCCTTAGGGGAATGTGGAGTTGTCCTGATCCTACAAGGACAGGCAACGTTGAAGCAACTGTTACTAGCCAGGTCAGGCGAGGCAGTGTATGACCACCATGAGAAAGCTGTCCACCGCTAGAATACACAAGGCAGCTCTGTAGCGAAATTGGTATACGCATTGCGAAGGTAGTAGCTGGAGATTCTCGGTAGGCCAGCTAGAACAAAATGACCGATGAGACACAAGACGCGATCTGAAAAAAAACATACAAAGGCGCCAGTCACGATGAATGCTCGTATGAGCCGTGCTTAGCTGGCTAGGATCGTTCCGGGTTCGACTCCCGGCAGGGCTGTTTTAAGTCAATAGGTGCTAGATGAGCGCATTGACGGAATATCTTGTCGAACATAGGATCGAGTACAAGGAGGGAGGATCGCATAGGCATGTACGATACGGTTGGGTAGGTGTGCAATGTCCATGGTGTTATTCTTCGGCGTGGCACCTAGGCATCCGCGAAGCGGATGGTTTTTGTACGTGTTGGCGATGTGGAAAGCATAAGTTAGGTGAGGCTTTGATGAGGTTGACCCATAATAACTGGGCAGGGGTCAAAAACATCGTGTTTCAGCTAACTAAGGGTAGGCTAGCCTATGAGCAAAAGGTCGAAAGGCCATCCCGGGTTATAATTCCCAAAGGGGTAGGTCATCTGGAAAAAGCCCATCTGCGGTATCTGAAAAATAGGAGATTTGATCCGCAGGAGATTAGGTTACGGTGGGATGTCCAAGGAATAGGACAAGCCAAGACTCATAGCTGGCGGTTGTTCATACCGATAATTGTCAATGGAACAACAGTAAGTTGGACTACACGGGCAATCGGCGACAAGCAACCGAGGTATCTGTCGGCCGCTAAGAATCAGGAAGTGTTGTCACATAAAGACATATTGTATGGGGCGGATTTAGCAAGACATACGATTATTGTCCACGAAGGACCGTTGGACGTATGGGCAACCGGTCCGGGAGCCGTAGCGATAAGCGGTCTTGAGATTAGCCCTACACAGGTGAAGGAAATATCCGCCTATCCGAGGCGGATCGTTTGTTTCGATCGATCAGTAGTAGCAAGGAGAAGAGCGGACAAGTTGTTCTCTAGACTGCTCGTAGCTCCTGGAGTTACAGAAGTGTATGATTTGGAAACAGGCGATGATCCCGCCGAAGCGGATCAGGAGGAGATTGCAGAGTTGAGGGCTAGGTATCTTAGTCAGTAGTGTTGATCTCAGGACAAAGGAGGATTAAGGATGGGAGAAGGAACAGGTATCAGTTGGACCGACAACACGTTCAATCCATGGATGGGATGTACTAGGATCTCTCCAGGCTGTAAGCATTGCTACGCAGTTACGTTAACCAAGAACCGAATGGGATTGGACTTGTGGGGCAACGACAAAACACGACAGCGAACCAAGTCGACATGGGCTAATGTTAGGAAGTGGAATCGAAAAGCGAAGAAGGAAGGTAGGACACAGCTTGTGTTCATTGGGTCGCTAATGGACGTATTCGAAGATCGACCAGAGTTGCACGACATGAGACAAGATATGTGGGATTTGATTTGGGAGTGTGACGCTCTGACATTCCAGTTGCTAACGAAGAGACCGGAGAACATGAGCAGGATGATGCCTGATGGCATGTGGTTCGATACGAAATACGGACCATGGAGGAATGTCTGGTTGGGCGTTACGGTTGAGTCCCAGGAGTGTATCGGACGGATCGATGTGTTGAGACAGATGCCCGCTGTATGTAGGTTCGTGAGTTACGAACCTGCAATCGGTCCATTGGATTTAAGCAATGGAGTGTTGGACGGAATCGATTGGGTGATTTACGGAGGAGAAAGCGACGGAAGACCCGATGACACGCAATGGGCACGAGATGTCATGGCACAATGTAGGGAAGCAGAGGTTGCGTTTTTCTATAAGCAAGCCTCCGGCCATGGACGAGCAAATACGCGGGACAAGCTAGATGGTAAACGATACCAGGCGTTTCCGACAGTGAAATGAAACTGAAACAAAGTACAATATCGATTGACAAGGGCAAGAAACAAAGTGCAGAGATTTACCGAAAGATAGGACTTCGGAAGATGCTCTTGTCCAAGGCAGGAGAAGGGGCAGTGTATGTCCCGTTCTGCGGTGAGGGCGATCCGGCTGTAGCACTGTACAAGGAACGAGACGTATTCGCAGCAGACATCGACGAAAAGAAAACAGACGTGTTCCGTGAACGTCTACCAGACGCAGTCGCACAGACAGGCGACTGTGACATATGGCCGTTCTTCAAGTACCAAGGTGTAGGCTTCTCCGTGGCTGATTTCGATGCGCAGGCCTACCCGTACGATAGTTTCCATGCATTCTGGAGGGGAGCCACTAAGGAATATCCATTAGTGATGTTCTTTACTGATGGGCAGCTAGGACCGTTGACAAGGTACGGAAACTACCGAACACCCGAGGGAGAGAAAGTAAAAGGATTGTCATTAGTCGAGAGAAGAAAGTTGAGGAACTTCTACTGGCGAAAAGTCGTGTTGCCTTGGTTTCAAAAGTTCTGCGAAGAGGCGGAATTGAGGATCGTTAGGACCAAGTTTTACATAGCCAAGGGTGGTAGGATGATCTATTGGGGAGCAGTCGTGGATAGAAAGGAAGAAAGATGACGCCAGAAGAACGTGAACAGTTCACGGAAGAACTCATAAGAGGAGCAACAAGGACAGAAGCTGCTGAGATCATAGGAATGGACGTAAGGGAAGTTCGTCTAGAGCTCAGGAAAGACTCGGAGTGGGCCAAAGAAGTCCTCGATATCGAGAAGAACAACATAGAGGAAGCTATGTACCAAGCAGCCATATCAGGCAACGTAAGTGCTTGTATCAAATGGTTGGAAATGAAAACCGAAAGCATACAAGGAACGTTGCCAGAAGGCAAGTCATTGCCCAAAGAACCACCGTCGTTTCTGAATGCAGAGGAGGAGAAGCAATGGTTTCTCTTGCAAAGGGCAAGGATGAGGTTGAAGAAGCAAAAGCCTTATTGACCCATTGAGGTGTGGGGCTATAATAGGACGGAGAGGAGGAGAAGAAGAGCTTATTGCATTGGACGCGAATCGGACGGCACACGATGAAGGCTCCGTTAGCAAGATGAAACAGAAAGAAAAAAAGTAGAGACAGGAAGTGTCATTCACATTAAGTTTCAGTAAATCGACGATCAAGAGCACTCTGCTTTCTTTGCTTTCTGCTCTTGCTAACAAACCCGGCCCCCGTGCCAAAAAAGGGGCCGGGTTTTTCATGGACTTATCGACAAAGTAGGGAGTCTCTGATATGTGTGCCACCCGAACCGTCAACGATCGCGATTTGACCGATCTGTCATTCACAGGGAGATGGTTTCCTGTATCGTTCAAGCTGATCGAGGCAATAGGTCTCGACCTCGGAGTAGTCATGCAGTATCTGCTGAACCATCGGAAGGCAGTTGGTTCAGACGAAGAAGGTTGGTTCTTCTGTACCATCAAAAAGATGGAAGACGAGATACAGTTGACACAGGAAAGACAGACAAGGGTTTTGAGAGAACTGACGAAGTTGAAACTCGTCAAGTCGAAAAGAAAGGGATTGCCACCGAAGAGACACTTCAAGTTGAACGACAAAAAGCTAGTAGATATACTGCTTGAAGAGAAGGAAAATGTCGAAGGCCAATTCCGTAAAACCCCAGATTCTAATTCCGTAGAATCCGGGGATACTAATTCCGTAAAACCCGGTAAACTAATTCCGGAAAATCCGGTATTCCATATTAATAACAATATAAATAATAACAATAAAGGAAAAAGAAAGCGAGGCAGGCCTCCGGCCGCCTCGGTTCCCCCACTAGATAAAGCTAACGCCGAGGGAGACAGACAAAGGGCAGCAGAGTTACGATCGATACTGATCGAGCATGATGCAGACATCGTCGCACCGAGGAATGGAAAGAGACCAGTGTCATTGAATCGACTGACCATCGTGCTGTCAAACTTACGGAAGGACAGAAACGTACCAGCCACCGAGATCAGTCAGGTGTTGAAGTGGTTAGGTAAGAATTACGGAAAGACATACGTGCCGAGGGTACGAAAGGCCGATGATTTGTATACGAACTGGGAAGCGTTCAGACAAGCCAAGCAAGGTCGAGACGAAGATGAGGGGAGGAGTAATACAAATAAGAGTATGGCTGAACAGGTCGAAGATTGGTTAGGGGAGAGGGGCTGGTCGGCCTTCGGTGAGCCAGTCACGCAGACTGACGTGGATACAGCGTTAGTAGCGTTGGGATACGAAATAGGACTAGTCAGTCCCACGGAGGTGTTTTGAGGCAAAGGACGAAATGACCATGGGAGTGAGAAAGAAATCAACGACAGACGCGAAGTTGATACTTGGCGGGATGATTACAGATACCATTGTTTTGTCACGGATAGCCAGCCAATGGAGACCCGAAGGATTGTTCCCGAGTGAAGAAGCAAACTTGCTAGCACGTTGGTGTCTGAAGTTTCTAGACAAGTATGGACAAGCTCCAGGGAAGCGTATGAATGCCATGTTTCATACTTGGGCCGATCAGAAAGGAGTGCCCGAGGATAGGGCGAATCTGGTAGGACGAGTGTTGGAGGGTGTCAACGATACTATGTTAGTCAACGAAGGAGTATCGTCTGATTACATAATCGACAGAGCAAAGGAGTTCTTCACGTCTACGATGTTGCGGCGGGAGTGGGAAGAAGCTGAAATGGATTTGGATCGGGGAAAAGTAGAGCAAGCCTACACACGGATGATTGGCTTGAACAAAGTGGAGATGGGACAAGGATCCACCATCAAACTGGCAGAGGACTTCGAGACGTGGCGGGAAGTGTTGAACGTGGCTAGACAAGAGCCGATAGTGTATTATCCTGGAATCGTCGGTAGGTTTTTCGGAGAGACGTTAGGACGGGATTGTTTCGTTGGGTTCATGGGCCCTGACAAGTCGTTCAAGTCGTTCTGGATCATGGATGTTGGGTTCAGAGGGTTAGTAGCAAAGAAACGGGTTGCCATGTTCGAAGTAGGAGACATGTCGAGGGATCAGATTATGTCTCGGATGGCCGAAAGATTCTCGAGGCGTCCCATTAGACCGAAGAAATTCACTGTACCGAAAGAGTTGTATATGACTGAGGAAGGAGGAGTAGATGTCAAGTGGGAGGAGAAGGAAGCAAAGGAGAGGCTGACCGTTAAGGAAGTGTACAATCGTGTTCGAAAGTTGTGTTGGCAGAGGGATATGTTTCGGCTGTCCTGTCATCCGAACGATACGCTGAGTGTGTACGGGATTAGGACCATCATAGATGAATGGGAACGGGAAGGGTGGGTGCCAGACATTGTGTTGATTGACTATGCTGATATTCTAGCACCACCGAGGGGCATCTTGGACGAGAAGGAACAGACAGACAAGACGTGGAAAGAGTTGAGACGTATGAGTCAGGAGTTGCATGCATTAGTAGTAACAGGAACACAGTCCAATGCGGCTGCTTACACGAACAAGCAACGGACGTTGGGAAGGAAGCATTTCAGTGGACGTAAGACAAAGTTGGCTCATGTAACGGGAATGGTAGGGTTGAACGTATCAGACGAGTTCAAAAAGAAGTGTATGACAGGATTGAATTGGGTAGTTCGACGGGACGGCAAGTATTCAGAACGTTGGATGTGCATCACGGCAGGTTGTTTGGATATAGGCAACCCATGTATAAAAAGTTTTGAAAATGTCAAGAAAAATCAGGCCAGATCCGATTGAAGGGTTATAATAGTTTGTAAGGGATGAGTAAGTCATCCAGATTTTGTCACGAATCAGTAGTAACGAAAGAGGTGGAAGATGTTGACGATTACGAAGAGTGATGCAGTAGCGATTTGTATTGGGATTGGGTACAAGTCGGCGGGCAAGTGGAATCGGGCACGGATGGAGCGTAAGTTCAAGACTTTGGCTTCGGAGGACGATTACAAGGATTTGGAGATCGACGAGGACATTGTTGAAGACAAAGATGAACGAGATCGATTGAACAAGTTGTTGAAGTCGTTGCGAGAGTCGAAAGGACAGTTCGAGTTGGTCAAGTCCAAGGAGGAAACTTCCGTACCTGAAGATCCTCTGGAAGACGAACCAGAGAAGGACGAACCAGAGAAGGACGAACCAGAGAAGGACGAACCAGAGAAGGACGAACCCGAGAAGGAGGAAACTCCCGTTGTCGAGGACGAAGCTGAGGGCAAGACTAAGAAGTCAAAGAAGAAGGCCAAAGCAAAGAAGGCCAAGAAAGCAGCGGAGGTGGATCAGTTCGGGAATCGTCTCGGAACTGAGGCTGCTGCTATCAACGTAGCAATGGTAAAAGCCGACGGACCGAAGACAATTCAGGAGTTGTGTGAGATGACGGGGTTGTCGAGGAGTCGGATTTCGGGACATGTCGGGTATTGGAAAAAGCACGGATATGCTAAGGTAACGAAAGAAGGAACTACATCAAGAATCGAGCTGATAGGCACGAAGGAGTAGTCAACTCGGTACAGGAGAACAGCTGTGTTTACAGTAACGAAGCGGTTTCGGTTTGAGGCAGCGCATCGGTTGCCGGATTACAATGGCAAGTGCGAAAAGGTCCATGGTCACAGTTACGTAGCCGAAGTGACTGTGACGAGATCAACGTTAGAGGATACGGGCATGGTTCTTGATTTCGTCCTTTTGTCGGAGACAGTAGGCAAGTGGATAGATGATCATTGGGACCATGCGTGTTTGCTGACGAATTCGGATATTGAAGAATTGATAAAGATTGGAGAGATACCAGGGCCGATCGATACGATGTTCAAGTTGTTCAATACCGGTGCGTTGAAGCCTACCGCTGAGAATATGGCTCGGATGTTGTTCATGAAAGCACATGAATTGTTAGTAGGGGCACAGGTAGTAACCGACGGGTGCGACGTTACTAAGGTGCGTATTCTGGAGACTGAGGATAGCTGGGCCGAGTATCATTTTGTATCGAATCAAGGTAGTGAGCGACAAGACACGGATTGTTAGTTTCTAGCAAGTTGTGCGTTTCAAGCTGTTAGTGTTTCTTAACGAGTAAACCACAAACAGGAGAGTAGAAAATGTCAATCGAATTGAAAGATGTAGTTATGCTGGTTCGGGAATTGCAAGGAGAGTCGCTGTTGCGAGAAGGGATGTCCCATTCATTTGAGATTGGGAAATGCTATCTAATCCGAACGGTGACAATGTATTACACCGGACGTGTGAAAGCTATCACGGATACGGATATTGTGTTGAGTGATACCGCTTGGATTGCAGACACGGGGAGGTTTTCCGATGCTCTGCGGACTGGTGACTTCAATGAAGTCGAGCCATTTGTTAACGATGTCATCATTTCTCGGGGGTGTATCACTGATGCGACCCTATGGGACCATGACCTGCCGAGAGTGCAGAAGTGATGTATTCGGTCTCGGTCTGGGTTTCGGTTTCGATAGGAGATTAGGATGAGATGCCTATTTGAAGGATCCTGGTCTCAGTCTCGGTTTTGGTTTTGGTCTAGGTCTCGGTCTTGGTGTCAGTCTCGGTCTTGGTCTCGGTCTAGGTCTCGGTCTCGGTCTAGGTCTCAGTCTTGGTCTCAGTCTCGGTCTTGGTCTTGGTCTTGGTTTGGGTCTCAGTCTTGGTCTTGGTCTTGGTCTCGGTCTAGGTCTCGGTCTTGGTCTCGGTCTTGGTCTCGGTCTTGGTCTCGGTCTCGATAGGAGATAAGGATGAGATACCTATTTGAAGGATCCCAGTCTCGGTCTCGGTCTTGGTCTGGGTCTGGGTCTCGGTCTTGGTCTTGGTCTCGGTCTTGGTCTCAGTCTCGGTCTTGGTCTCAGTCTCGGTCTCAGTCTCAGTCTCGGTTTTGGTCTGGGTCTGGGTCTCGATAGGAGATAAGGATGAGATACCTATTTGAAGGATCCCGGTCTCAGTCTCGGTCTAGGTCTCAGTCTTGGTCTCGGTCTTGGTCTGGGTCTCGGTCTTGGTCTTGGTCTTGGTCTTGGTCTCGGTCTAGGTCTTGGTCTTGGTCTTGGTTTTGGTCTCGGTCTCAGTCTCGGTCTTGGTCTCGGTCTGGGTCTCGGTCTTGTTCTCAGTCTCAGTCTCGATAGGAGATAAGGATGAGGTATCTCATTGTTGGATCTAGAATTTGGTCTCGGTTTTGGTCTTGGTCTCGGTCTCGGAATTGGTTTTGGTCTTGGTCTCAGTCTCGATAGGAGATTAGGATGAGATACCTATTTGAAGGATCCCGGTGTCAGTCTCGGTCTAGGTCTCAGTCTTGGTCTCGGTCTTGGTCTGGGTCTCGGTCTTGGTCTTGGTCTCGGTCTCAGTCTCGGTATCGGTATCGGTCTAGGATAGGATAGGAGGAAGCTAGAGATATGAAGTACAACGATGATGAATTAGCGGTGCATTCAATCTTTCCCTCGATCCAAGGCGAAGGGCCACTAGTAGGAACGCCGTCCGTGTTTGTTCGTCTTGCTGGGTGTAATTTGAAATGCGCTTGGTGCGACACTGATTATTCATTAAGTGCTGTATTGAATTTGGATGAGATTGCCAGACGGATAAAGGACCGTCGAAGTGGACACAGCGGAGTGGGGAAGTTGGTAGTGCTAACGGGCGGGGAGCCGCTAATGCAGAATGTGTTGCCGCTGATTCGTAGGCTCCGGTCTGAGGGCTATAGGATCCAGATAGAGACTAACGGCACTTATTTGTGTGAGTGGGCAGCCGATCTAAGACCAATGACCAGCACAATGGATTTGACGATTGTGTGCAGCCCAAAGACACCCCTGCAGACCGAGATGGAATGGGATTGTGAATTTTGGGGCCGAATCGTTTGGAAGTATGTGTTGTCGATCAAGGAGGGTGTGGATCGGGATTATATCCCGCTGAATGTGTACCGACCGCCGAGAGAGCATCGAGGTGAGCTATTCGTACAGCCGATGGACGAAGGAGATGAGGATAGGAACGCGGCCAATCTGGATTTATGCGTTGCCGCATCAATGGTGATGGGGTATCGGCTAGGTGTGCAGTTACATAAAGTGGTTGGATTGGAATGAGTCAGATGAGATTTTTACCAGAATTTCGACAGTGTAGATCTTTCTGTAGTTTATTGCCTCTTGTTCGGTGGCAGTCTCGGTATCGGTCTTGGTCTTGGTCTCGGTCTAGTTCTTGTTCTCAGTCTCAGTCTCAGTCTCGGTCTCGGTCTTGGTCTCAGTCTCAGTTTTGGTCTTGGTCTGGGTCTCTGTCCGGGTCTCGGTTTTGGTCTCGATCTTGGTCTAAGTCCGGGTCTCGATAGGAGATAAAGAGGGAATGACGAGGAGTTGTAACTTAAATGGAGAAGAAATATGAAGCTGTCTTGGACTGATGTAGACGAAAGAGCCAACGCTCTGTTGGGGGAGATTTTTCATCGAGACATTGTCCCGTTTTTGCCGACTTCAACGTTGTTCTTATATCCAGTGCCGAAAGCGGGAGTATACGCTGCTCAGGCTGTTGCGATCGCGAAGCAGAATGAGAAGAGATGGAGTCAGGAGGGACCACGGCTTGAAATTGTAGATGATTTGGCGAAGGCCCATGTTGTGGTAGATGATGTGTTGGACAGTGGAAGGACTAAGCAACGTCATCCGGATCGTCCGTTCTTCGTGTTGGTGGATAAGCAAAAGGAATCTATCAATGAATGGGTGTCGTTTCCGTGGGATCGGATGAAGAGTCAAGCGGGACCGGAAGACAATGTCAGGAGACTGCTTCAGTACATAGGGGAAGATCCGGAGCGGGAAGGCTTGAAGGAGACCCCTGCGAGGGTTGTCCGGTCGTACCAGGAATTGTTTGAGGGTTATAATAAGACAGCTGAGGATGTAGTTAAGGTGTTTACTGACGGAGCTTGCGATGAGATGGTACTACTCAGGGACATCGAGTTTGTTAGTATGTGCGAGCATCATATGTTACCGTTTGTTGGAAGGGCTCACATAGGGTATATACCAGATGGGAAGGTAATCGGAGTGAGCAAGCTAGCGAGAGTACTGGAGGTTTTTTCAAGACGGCTGCAGATACAGGAAAGGTTGTGTCAGCAAGTGACCAAGGCATTGGATGAATTGTTGAATCCAAAAGGATCGGCGTGTGTTTTGGAAGCACAGCATTTGTGCATTGTGTGCAGGGGAGTAAGGAAGCAAGATTGTAGAATGGTGACGTCAAGTCTTACAGGGGTGTTTCAAGAGTCTGGCTTAACGAGGCAGGAGTTCTTTTCGGTGATAAGGAGCTAAAGCTGATAATGGATAATGTTTCTAATTGGATTGGAGTGAATTATGATCGAAGTTTGGGTCACGGATCAGTTTGTTGGACATCATCGGTGGAAGGAAGCCCCCGAAGCGGTTTCGTTTTTGAGGGGCTGGCATCGCCATGTATTCCATGTCAAAGTGGGAGTGGGAGTGGGACATGGCGATAGGGAGGTGGAGTTTTTCCAGTTCAAGTCTAGACTAAGAAGGTTCATTCGGTCGAAGTTTGAAGGAGCACGTTTTGACCATTCGTGCGAAGATATAGGGCATTGTGTTTTAGAGGCGTTGACTGCTGATTGGGTTGAAGTGAGTGAGGACGGGGAGAATGGAGCGAAGGTAACGAGGGATCAGGATAGATTGCCAGCATGGGAGAAAAAAGGCAAGTGTTTCATAGGGCGAGAAGCGGAAGGTCCGAGATCGGGGTTATGGACTTTGTTTGTTCCTGGGTGTGCGAGTCCTGATGTATTTCGTAAGCTGTTCGATCGTGTGAGATTGAGGGTAGAGGCTGTCTATTACGGAGCAGGAAATGATCGGAAGTTGAGAATGGATACTCTGGCGACAATTAAAAGGATTTTGGGCCAGGCTGCATGTCACGGCTATGTTTTGACTATAGAAGACGAGAGCAGTATTACAGTGAATGGGCAGCGATTTAGGAAGGAGGAGACTGAGACAGAAATCGTATGGATCGAGGAATCAAGCGATAGGGAATATAGAACTATGAAAAACGATTCGTTGTACAGGACCGATTTCTATGTGGACGTAGATGTGGAGTAATGATATGTTGTATTATGTGCCATTAGAACCGTACAAGGAGAGGTATACTTGGCAGTTGAGTCATCCTGTCACAGGATGGATGGAACGGAAATGGCGTGAGGTAGGGATCGAATACCGACGGATCGGAGGAGTGAGGGATGGGAAAGTAGGAATAGAGAAGGGAGTTGTACTTGATGCAGTGGGAAGATCACGGTGGAGTTTTTCCCAAGTCGAGCAGTTGTTGGAACTGACGGATAGGGGCGAGATCAAGAGTGAGGATTGTATCTATTTTGAGGACTTTTGGACACCAGGTGTCGAGGCGTTACCTTATCTGTTTGATCAGATTGGAGTATATCCTAAGATGTACTCAATGTTGTGGGCACAGTCAGTTGACGAATTTGATTTTACGGCAGGGATGAAGTATTGGATACGACCCATCGAGCAGGGGTATGGTAAGATCTATGATGGCATTTTTGTAGGACATCCCTTGCTAAAAGAGTTGGTTGTCCAAGGAGGGATTGCCCAGGAATCCAAAGTGTTCGTTGTAGGGCTTCCGTTCTGTACTGAGGAGGTCAACGAACGAATGCCATGGCGGGAAGGGGCATGGGAAATGGAACGACTTCAGAAGGTTGTGTATAGTAGCCGTTGGGATACGGAAAAAGATCCGTTGTTCTTTCTCAAGGTTGTTTCCAAGGTTTTGGAACAAAGGCCCGATACAAAGTTTGTAGTGTGTACAGGATCAAAGAAAGTGAGGTCCAATGATTTGGCATTAGTAGAGAAGTTGGATGAGGCAGTGGAAGTGCATAAGGGACAGTTGCAGGTACATACGAATTGTACTAAGGAGGAGTACTATTCGGAGTTGTGTACAGCAAGGGTACAGATCAACACGGCCTTGCAGGATTTTGTAGCGTTTACGTTGTTGGAGGCTTCTGTGGCTGGTGCATATCCGTTGTATCCATATTTCAGATCGTTTCCGTTAACGTTTCGGAGGGATCGGAGGTTTTTGTACGAACGTCAGGATGTGGAAGATTGCACTAGGAAAGTTTGCTGTGCATTGGATCGAGATGATCTATGGACTAGGGATGCGATACAGAATAGAGCTTGGATCCATAATAGGTTTGACTTGACGTGGAAGAGGCAGTTGGCTGTAATGGGGCTAGTGGAAGGTTGGTATGATGAGCCAATGTAACGTAGGGAAGACGTTTTTGGATTCCGGTGCTCATACTCTGTACACGGAACGGGTAATGAAGAAAGGAAAGAGGCTTGCAGTAGGCAGCGAGAATAGATTAGACCAGTTTGAGTATTACCGGACAGAGGAGTTTTGGGATTATGTTGATACGTATTGCGAGTTTTTGCTGAAACACAAGGATGAGTTGGATTACTACGTGACCGTAGACGTTATTTTCAATCCCGACATGTCATGGAAGGTTCAGAAGTATATGGAGGATAAGTACAAGTTGAATCCTGTACCTGTCATCCATTGGGGAACTGATGAGAAGTGGTTGGTACGGTATTTGAAGGAGGGGTATGATTATCTTGGGATAGGAGGAGTAGGCCAGGAGGCGAATTGGAGGGTGTATCCCAAGTGGGGCGATAGGGTGTTCGGAATGTTATGTGAGAATGGAAAGCCTAAAGTGAAGACACATGGGTTTGCCATGACGTCATTTGCTTTGATTTCCAGATATCCGTGGCATTCTGTTGACAGTTCGTCTTGGGCCAAGATGGCTGGGTATGGCAAGGTGTATGTACCCCCGAAACGGCAAGGGAAGTTTTCTTTCGATTTCAGATTACCTAGGTATCAGCCTTACGTAGTAAGCATTAGTGACGAATCACCATCGATGCGGAAGGATACGAAATCAGAATTATTATGCGGAGACAGAAGTGTTGAACCAAAGGTCAAGTCGAAATCCGCAGGGAAGACCCATTATTCGTGGTTAGTAGGATCGAAAACAAAGACTGATCGGAGTAGGCTGAGGACAGTGGAGGAATGGTTTGAGATAGCAGGAGTGAAACCAGGTAAGTTAGATGATGCGGACAGTGGAGGAGTGATAAATGATTATCGGGAGAGGTGTAGGAATAACATTAGGTTTTTTGAAGAGTTGACGAATTATTTGACCGATAATCCGCCAAGGTTCGAAGCGAATGGAGATAGGTTGGCATGAGGTTGTATTTTTCGGGATGTAATAGTAAGACAAAGTCACCGGATGTCGTTGTCGGGAAGCATTTGGATTTGATGCCGTCGTATTGGTATTTGGCCAAAGATGGAGAACCAACGGAACGTATGAGGGAATTGTTCAAAAGACGAAAGGAGAGGGATAATGTTAGTGTTGAGCAGACTGAAAGGTGAGAAAATAATGATCGGCGATGATGTTATTTTACAAGTCGTCGAAATTCGGGGAGACAAGGTAAGAATTGGAATCGAAGCTCCCAAGGAAGTGCCTGTACATAGGCAGGAAGTGTTCGATGCAATCAAGCAAAAGACCGAACGGAGGGAAGTATGAAGGTCAGGAAGAAAGAATTTATAGAACAGCTTGAGTCGGTCAGTCCTGGATTGGCTCGTCAGGAAATGTTGGAACAGTCCGACTGCTTTGTTTTTCAGGACGGGAAAGTTTTCACGTACAACGAGGAAGTAGCCTGCGTTGCACCTGTAGGATTAGGAATTGCCGGGGCTGTCCCTGCGGAACCGCTGTTGAAGATCTTGAAGAAGATCCCAGGTAAGGAAGTTGAGATTGAACAGACCGATGAGGGATTAGTCATCAGACGACTTGAGAAGGAGGCTAAGGTTAAAAGGAAAGCTGTTGTGCAGTTCATGTCCAAGGTAGAACTTCCGGTCAGCGAAGTAGAGGCACCCGGGAAGTGGCGGATACTGTCATCAGGATTTGACGACGCGATCAGTTTTACTGCGTCGTGTGCTAGCGACGATCAGACCAAGTTTTTCTTGACTTGTATCCATATCGGCCCAGAATGGATCGAAGCATCTGATGATTATCGGGTTTGTCGATATAGGATAAAGACTCGGGTAGATGAGGATGTGTTGATCAGGGCGACTTGTGCCAAGATGCTATCTCGGTTTGAGTTTAGTAAGATTAGCACCACCGAGGATTGGGTACACTTCCAAGCCAAGTCTGGCTGTACGATTTCGTGCAGGAGGTACATGGGTAAGTATCCTGATGTAGGAAAGCATTTAGAAGTCAACGGATCGCAGATGGAGTTACCAGATGGAATGAAGGAAGCAGTAGAGAAGTGCTGTGTGTTCAGTAACGAGGATTTGCAGAGAGATGAAGTGATTGTAGAATTGAAGAAAGGAGGATTGCGGATAACGGGAAAAGGGCCGATGGGGTACTATGAGGAGACGAGGGCTGTTAGTTACGATGGGGATCGGGTTGGATTTAGGATTAATCCTGAATTGTTGCAGGATGTGGTTATGCGGACTAATGAGTGTATAATCGCACCGGGACGGATTCAAGTCAAGACAGACGAGTGGGTGTATGTGACATGTACAGCTGAAATGGAGGATTGATAGATGAAGGGGTTTTTCAGCAGTGAGGAGGTGCTCAAGGAAAGTCCATTCAAGAATCGTCGACCTAGGTGTGGGGAGTGTGGGTTGTACAGAAAATGTCGCAGTCCTAAGATGCCGGTCTCTGGAGAAGGACGAAGAAAAGTGTTAGTCGTAGCTGAAGCGCCAGGCAGCATCGAAGATGACGAAGGAGTGCAATTGGTAGGAAAAGCCGGCCAACGGTTCAGAGACGAGTTGGACAAGATTGGAGTGGATCTTGATGAAGATTGTTGGAAGACTAATGCTGTAATATGTAGACCACCAAGCAACGAGATCGTTGATACATACATCGAATGCTGTCGGCCTAACCTAGACAGAACGATTGAGGAGTTGAAGCCGGAGACGATCGTTCTGCTAGGCGGGTCGGCAGTCAAGTCATTGATAACAGAAGACTGGTCGAGGGATCTAGGACCAGTAGGACGTTGGGTCGGGTGGCGTATACCGTCACAACGACTGAATGCTTGGGTATGTCCGACCTGGCATTCGTCGTACATAATGAGGGAGGAGAAGAAGAATAAAGTTGTCTCTGTAATTTTTTTGCGTCATTTGAAGGAAGCGTTTGATCTCGTTGGGAGTCCATGGGAGGAGGTTCCAGATTGGAAGAAGGAAGTGGAGATATACGAGTGTCCTGAGACAGCATCGGAGATCATTCAATTGGAAGGAAACCGAAGTAAACAGATTGCGTTCGACTACGAAACAGATAGATTGAAGCCGGATGGGAAGGATGCACGGATTGTGAGTTGTTCAATATGTTTCGACGGTCGTCGGACGATAGCATATCCGTGGGAGTCACCTGCAAGAGAGGCCACAGGGAGTTTGTTGAGGTCCGAAGTGAGGAAGATAGGATCGAACATTAAGTTTGAGGAGCGGTGGACGAAAGCCGAGTTTGGATACGGAGTTAGAAGTTGGGATCATGATTGTATGCAAGCAGCACATGTGTTGGATAATCGGCAAGGCATAACGTCTGCGAAGTTTCAGGCTTATGTGAGGTTAGGGTTTCCGTCTTGGGATGAGCGGATAGGGCCATATTTATCTGCAAAAGGAGGGAACGGAAGGAATAGAATCGGTGAGATTCCGTTGAGGGAGTTGTTGTTATATAACGGTTTAGATTCTCTAGTGGAGTATCGAGTAGCTGAAGTCCAGAAGAAAGAGTTGGCCAATGTGTGGTGAGTATGAGATCAAGGAAAAGTCAAGCAGGATGACAGTAGCGGAGTCGAGGCGATTCGGGAAGCAGCCAATACCGTTTGGAAGGTTCAAAGGTCAACCGGTAGATCAAGTGCCATTGGATATGTTAGAATGGTACGCCGATCAAAAGTTCGTCGACGAACTTAGGAGGTATTTACGATCGTCTAGGATACAGAAGGAAGATGAGGAAGGATAGGGTCTAACTCGAAAGGTTTAGTATGAGACCTGTAACTAAGGATGCTTATCAGCTAGTTCATGAAGGGTCGTTAGCGCTAGCTGAAGTAGAGTATTCAGGTATGAGAATAGACACGGATCGACTGGAGAAGACAATACAAGAGGTCAAAGCTGACATCGAGTTTATGACTGAGGAACTGAAGGCGACGGAGGTGTGGGCAATGTGGAAACGGAGATGGGGAAGTAAAACGCATTTAGGAAGTCGTTATCAGTTGGGAGAAGTATTGTTTCGGGAGCTAGGTTTCAAGTCAACCAAGAAGACCAAGGAGGGACGTGAGAAGATGGACGCAGCAGTGTTAGAGGAAATCGATCACCCGTTTATTGAGACATACGTAGAGTTGGAGAAGAAGAAGAAACTGCAGACAACATATCTGAAAGGAGTACAGCGTGAGGTTTGTGAGGGGTACTTGCATCCGTCGTTCAATTTGCATTTGGCCAGGACGTATCGGTCTAGTTGCGATTCGCCGAATTTCCAGAACATTCCGATCAGGGATGAAGAGATCGGAAGGTTGATAAGGAAATGTTTCATCCCGAGGGATGGCCATGTGTTGGTGGAGGTAGATTTCGGAGCATTGGAGTTTCGAGTGGCTGCATGTTTTTGGAAGGATTCGTCAATGATTGCGTATGCGTCAGACCCGACGCTAGATATACATCGGGACATGGCAGGTGAATGTTACCTCATGGAAGAAGTTACGAAGTTGGCTAGGTTCTATGCCAAGAATCAGTTTGTGTTCCCACAGTTGTATGGATCGTATTACGTCAACTGTGCGAAGAATTTATGGGCAAGTATTGAGAATGCGGGGCTGGAGACAGCCGACGGGAAAATGGGTTTGTACAAGTATCTCGAGGAGAAAGGGATCAGAAGTAGAGGTGTGTGCGATCCGAATGAAAGTCCAGTGGAAGGAACATTCGAAAAGCATATTAAGGAAGTGGAGGAATCGTTCCATGGACGATTCAGTGAGTGGTCAGATCGGAAGGAGAAGTGGTGGAAGAAGTACCAAGAGAGGGGTTGGTTCAAGTTGATGACGGGATTTGTTTGTCAAGGTGTATACAAGCGTAATAATTTGTACAATACACCGATACAAGGATCTGCGTTTCATCTGTTGTTGTGGTCGTTGATTCAGATGGTGAAGTGGCAGATAAAAACAAAAGCAAGGACTAGGATCATAGGGCAGATTCACGATAGCATAGTGGCCGATGTGCATGAGTCTGAGTTGGACGATTGGATAGCCAAGGCGAAGCAGGTAATGACTCAGGATGTACGGGATCATTGGGATTGGGTTGTAACTCCGCTGGAGGTGGAGTTTGAGTTAGCGAGAACGAATTGGTTTGAGAAGGAGGAGATATTGGTATGAGTGAGGAGAACGCTGTCGAATTGTACAGGAGACACAGACCGTGTAATATCAAGGAAATTGTAGGACAGGTCGAAGCGGTCAAGTCATTGGGGTCGATGTGGAAAGGCGATGGCATTCCGCACTTCTTGTTGTTTACGGGACCGTCTGGTGTAGGCAAGACTACATTGGCTAGGATCCTTGTCAGTAAGTTGAAATGTACAGGAAGCAACTTTATCGAAGTGAATGCTGCTAGTCAACGTGGAATTGATATGGTTCGACGTATTGAGGAACGATGGGGAATGAGGCCTATGGGAGGAGGTTGTCGTGTGTGGTTGTGTGACGAGGCACACAAGTTAACTAGCGATGCCCAGGGAGCGTTTTTGAAGTTGTTGGAGGATACTCCTGATTGGGTGTACTTTATGTTCTGTACGACCGATCCTCACAAGCTAAGGGTGACGATTAAGACTAGGGCAACGATCGTTGATTTGAAGTCGATTGGTCTGAGTGATTTGAAGAAGCTTATCAATCGTGTAGCACATGAAGAGGGGAAAGTATTGGGGGAGGACGTTTCGGACAAGATTGCCGATCTTGCTGAAGGCAGTGCTAGGAAAGCGTTGGTGATGTTGGCTCAGGTGATCAATGTACCAGTAAACGACCAGCTCGACGTGTTATCGAGAACGGAACCAAAGAAGGATGCAATCGAAGTCGCTAGAGCTTTGATGGGACGGAAAGGATGGAGTGAAGTAGCAAAGATTTTGTCAGGCATAGAAGCGTTGGAAGAGAATGCCGAAGGCATTCGACGATTGGTGTTGTCGTATATGACATCGGTAGCATTGAAAGGAGGTAAGAATACAAGTCACGCATGTTTCGTCATAGATTGTTTTTCAGACCCGTTTTACGATACTGGGAGGGCTGGTTTGGTAGCGTCCTGTCATGCTGTCGTGGGAGGGAAGAAGTATGGTTAAGGATACGAAAGTGAGGTATGCGTTCGGGCGGACGATACCGATTGCACAGTTTGAATTAGTAAGGGTGGACGTCAGTGTTGAGTCAACGTGCGAAGAAGAAGAAGAACCGTCTGAGGTTTATAATAAACTAAGACGGTTCGTTCGGAAGAGAATTGAGGAGGAGGAGGCAGAATGGCAGCAGTGATCAAGAAAACTGACCTTGAGATCGACGAGTATAATTTGGAGCAGGAGTGGATCAATCAGTCAGCGTTGTATGGAAAGTATGCGAGGATTGCTGCTGACGCACGACGTGAGTTGGATGAGGCCAAAGTGAGATTAGACGTAGTAAAATCCGAGGTAGATAAGGAGATCAGGGAGGATCCGGATAAGTTTGGCTTGGCAAGGGTTACTGAAGGTTCGATCAGTAATACGATTGTACGACAGTCGAAATATGGAGAGGCAAGTCAGGAAGTGATCGATGCACGGTATCAGTTGGACTTAGCGAACTCAATGACGGCTGCATTGGATCATCGGAGAGCAGCGTTAGGTAAGTTGGTTGATTTGTGGTTAGCCAGTTATTACAGTGAGCCAAGGGCAAAAAATTCAGACAAGGAGGATGTAGAAGCAGTAGAGAGGAAGGCTACGAGACGAAAGCCCCGACAACGTAGTCGGGATTAAGTTCAAGATATCAGGAGAAACGTAATGGCACGTAAAAAGAGAGTTTCGGCGAGGAAGAGGGCGGAAGGACACCAGGTAGGATTTTCGTCTAATACGTTGAACATCGACAGTGATGTCAAAATGTTCAAGGTCGATCGGGAAGGGACCCGTCGGATTGATTTGATCCCGTATGTAGTGAAAGGCGATGACAATCCGGAAGCCGAGAAAGGCGACTGGCATTTCGAGCGAACGTATTATGTCCATCGAAACATCGGACCGAATGATCAATGGTATGTGTGTCCTGCGAAGAGCGCCGGAAAGCCATGCCCGATATGCGAGTATCGAGCTCGACTGGCGAAGGATCCAGATTCTGATGAGGAAGAGATCAAGGCGTTGGCTCCAAAGGAAAGGCAGTTGTTCAACGTCATTGACGTTGAAGATCGCGAAGAAGGTATCCAGTTGTGGGATTACAGTTTTCATACTTTTGGGAAGAGGTTGGATGCTGAGGTACGGAATGCCGATCCAGATGAGGAGACTGAGTACTTTCCAGATTTGGAAGACGGATTGACGTTGAAGGTTGCTTTTGAAGAGAAGGCGATGGGAGGAGGACGAACGTTCTATAATGCCTCGGCTATCGGGTTCAAGAAACGTACGAAGAATTACGATAAGTCGATACTCGACGAAGTGTACGATCTTGATGATATGGTCAAGATTGAGTCGTATGATAAGATCAAGTCCGTTTTCCTACAGATTGACGATTCAGAGAAAGAAGAGGAAATGGCCAAGGACCCGGTCAAAGAAGAGGATTCAAAGAAGGGAAAGACAAGGAGGAGTGAGGCCAAGAAGACTGAAAGTAGCGAGACTGAATTTGAAGAAGGAACGGAAGTTGTCCATGAGGATATGGGGGTGGTGACTTTTGTCAAGTACAACCCTAGCAAGACAAAAGCTAAGGTAACAGATGACGATGATGATACGCACGTCGTTGATATTGATGAATTGAGGAACGTCCCAAACAACCCGTGCAAGGCGTGTCGGGGGTTTGGCAAGGATTCGAAGGGAGCTAAATGCCGGCCGTGCAAGGGGTCGGGTACGCAAAGTCAAGCCGGTGATGGTTCTGATGACGATGGAGGGAAGACTAGTAAGGAAGATGATGAGTGGGACGAAGGCGAGACGGATTCAGGAGATTCCAGTGTTGACGATTTTGACGATTGGGATTAGATGATGTGTTTGCCAGACCCAGTCGAACGTTTGGAAGCTTGGGAAGATGAGATGTCCCATGAGTATGTTTTTCCGGACGGAAGGTTCAAATGTTGTGGATGTGGGAAGCCAATCGAGGAGGGCAAATGCAGGCAGGTTGGCATAGTCCCGTATCAGCTGCCCGCCTGCGAGGCTTGTTTTGTGGAGGCCTATCAGGACGAGGATTAGAATGATCAAGCGAAGCGAAGAGTTGAAACGCCAGTTGCTTAGTGGAAGACGTCAAACTCCAAAAGAAGATGCATATTTGCACACCGGAAGTACGATGTTGAACTTGGCGATAACCGGAGATGTGAGGAAAGGATTCGGAGCTGGTACGTACGTTCTTTTTGTAGGAGACACGTCATCCGGCAAGACATGGCTATCACATGCTTGTTTTGCCGAGGCGTGTCTCAGCAAGCGGTTTCAACGCCATCGGTTGATTTATGATAACTCAGAGAATGGCGCTTTAATGGATTTGGAGTTCTACTTCGGGAAGGCCGTAGTCGAAAGATTAGAAGCACCGTCGTACACCGAAGAAGGCGAGCCGATATTCTCACGGACGTTGGAGGATATGTACTACCATCTAGATGATGCAATTGAGGATGGACGTCCGTTCATTTTCGTTGAGGATAGTATCGATGCGTTGACTTCCATGCCGGAGGAGAAGAAGTTTGACGCACACAAGAGGGCAAGTCGGCGAGGCAAGTCGGGGGAGGAGAAGGGCGATTATGGAGATGGTAAGGCTAAGATTTCATCTAGGAATTTGCGGAAGGTAGTTGGTGAGTTGGAGCGGACGGATTCCATTCTGATCATTTTGAATCAGACGCGGGATAACGTAGGCGGAGGATTGTTCGAGCCGAAGAAGACTAGGAGCGGCGGTAGGGCAATGGAGTTCTATGCCCATGTTGAGTTGTGGGCTTCGGTTGGAGGACACATTACGAAGGAGGTTAAAGGAAAGAAACGGGAGTTGGGTATTATCAGTAAGGTCAAGGTCAAGAAGAATCGGTTTACTGGACGGATGCGGGAAGCTCAGATTCCTATATTGCATTCGTACGGGATTGATAATACGGGAAGTATGGTGGACTATCTTGTCGAGGAAGGAACCTGGAAGAGGACGAAGAACGGGATAATAAGTGTCAGCGGCATAGGACCGGAATTCACAGGACGTCGGGAGTCTGTGATCAAACGAATTGAGCAGCAAGGCATGATTGAGGACGTCGAAGAGTTAGTGCAAGGCACGTGGAATGCTGTCGAGAAAGCTTGTGTAGTGGAAAGGGAGAGGAGGTACAAGTGAGGACTTGGCTAGTGTTAGATGTCAGTAACTTAGCTTATCGGGCTATGTACACGACGGGAGGACTTAGTCACGGGGGAATGGCTACAGGAGTGTTGTACGGAGTGTTCAGGGATGTTATCTCGTTGCAGGAGTTGTTCTCGACGAGATATGTAGCGTTTTGTTTCGATGGAGGTTACGATGAGAGGTTGAAGGTATACCCTGAGTATAAGCAAGGCAGACGAAAAGCAAGGGAAGAGTTGAGTACGGAGGAGCAGATCGTGAGGCAGGATTTGAGAACACAGTTGAAGAACCTACGGACTGTTTACTTACCGGATGCTGGGTTTCAAAACGTGTTCTACCAGAAAGGATTTGAGGCAGATGATCTGATCGCGAGTATTTGTGTAAGACTAGTAACGAGTACAGATGATGAGGCGGTAGTTGTTAGTACGGATCAGGATTTGTGGCAGTGTTTGAACGATCGAGTTGTTGTTTGGAATCCAGTGAAGAAGAAGGTAAAAACCGCTGAGTCGTTTGTTAAGGAGTGGGGAGTTGAACCGGAACGTTGGGCATTTGTAAAAGCACTTGCTGGCTGCAAATCGGATGGGATTCCAGGCATCAAAGGAATTGGGGAGAAGACTGCGGTTAAGTTTTTGAAGGGAGAGTTGAAGAAGGAGTCAGCGAAGGCCAAGGCGATTGCATTAGGTACTGATGTAGTAGACAGGAATTTGAAACTGACTGTTTTGCCCATGGTGGGATTAGATTCAGTTGAGTTGAGTGAGGATGAGTTAAACAAGGAAAAGTGGGATTGGGTCATGGAGTGTTTAGGAATGGGAAGTCTTGTAGGTAAGATACGATGAAACGAATACTTGCTATTGATTTTGCCACACGGACCGGTTGGGCCTACAGGGGGGAAGGACCGGACATCCTGTCTGGCGTTTGGGACTTTACGGTGAAGAAAGACGAGTCAAGCGGGATGCGACTAGTACGATTCGAGTCGAAGTTGATGGAGATGATTCCGTTAGTGGATGTAGTGGTCTTCGAATCAGTTAGTGCTGGGCACGGACCTAGGGCCAGTTTTTCAGCAGTTAAGTTGCAGACTAAGATGCAAGCTATTATTGAGTATATAGTGGAACAGAAAGAAGGGATTGAGTATAAGGGGTACAATTTGGAAGAAATCAAGAATCATGCCGTTGGCAAAGGAAAAGGAAAAGGATCACGAGACAAGGAAGCAATGGTCAAGAGTGCCAGGAAGCGTTGGCCTGATGAGGAAATCGAAGACGATAATCAAGCTGATGCTTTGTGGTTGTTGGACTTGTCGTGGAAAGACATCAATGGCGATTCAGAATGGTAAAGGAGAATAGTCATGGTGAGACGTGTGTTTAATTGCAAAGGAACAGTCAAAAGAAAGCCACAAGGATTGTTCGAAGTAGAGATACTTGGGGGAGTTGTTGAATTGGAAAGGGAGGAATTGAAAGCCATGCTGGGTGCGGATAGTGTTCGAAAGCTTAGATTGGGACGTCGAAGAGAAGTAAAATGGTGTGTAGAGTTGATAGGTCATTTGAATAGGTGGGAGATGCAGAGTTGTGTCTTGACAGGTTCAATGAAATAGCTAACAAAGGAATTGGCGATATGGAAGGTAGAGAGGAAGTGACGGATTGGATTGTAGAATCCGGATCGGAGTATGTGGCGATCCCAAAGGTCATGGGTGATAGGAATTCGTGTGAGGTCAAGATAACAGGAAAGCTATTGTGAAGTTGACAAGGATGCAGATTCGGAATTTTCAGTGTTACGAGGATCGACGGTTGCAGTTCGATCCTATGATAACTGCTATCATAGGACCGTCGGACAGTGGTAAGTCGACGATAATGAGAGCATTGAAGTGGGTAGCAACAAATCGTCCGAGGGGTAGTGGGTTTGTTAGGATGGGAAGTAAGGAGGTGACTGTTTCTGTTTGGTTGGACGATTCAAAGGTAACTAGGCACAAAGGAAAGGAGAATTCGTACGGAGTAGTAACTAATGGGCAGGAACAGAAGTGTAAGGCAATAGGGACTGATGTTCCTGAAACAGTATCGTCGGTCTTATCCATGGATGAGGCGAATTTTCAAGGACAGCACGAAGCCCCGTTTTGGTTGAGTTTGACAGGAAGTGAGGTGACTCACCGGCTAAACGAAATCGTTGATTTGGAGTCTATTGATTTAGTAGTTGAGAGGTTGTCAGTTGATCATCGACAAGCACAAGTCGATGTTAGACAGTGTGAGAAGGTCGTAAGTGAACGGACAGAGGCTTTGAAGGAGTTAGACTTTGTGTCGAGTGTAGATAAGGGATTGAGGAGGCTTGAAGTTTTGTCAGATCAGTGGCAAGAAAAACAGAGGCTAGCTGGGGGTTTATCCTCTGGGATCGAATTGTGGCTATCGCTCCAAGAGAGACAAGAGCTAGCGAAAAAAGTGTGGCTAGCATCGCGGTTATTGGAGTCCAGGGCAGAATCTTATCGGGAGGTCCAGCAAAGGTGTGGACAGCTTGAGGAGTTGATAAGAAGAACTGTTGAGTTATCTGGTAACTCCACTATTGAACTGCCGGATTTGGACAAGCTTGAGGGAATGGTAAAGAAGAAGCGAGGTAAGGAAAAGTCAGCGGAACGGTTAGTTGAGTTGGTCACGATGATGTCTCGTCGTCAAGAAGAAGTAATGAAACACAGTAAGAGGTTGGATGAGTCGGTAGAGGAATTAGGAAGATTGGAAGGGATTTGTCCGTTGTGTGGAAATGAAATCAGACATAAGGAGAGCTGAGGGATGGCTAGACCTTTGTGTTTGTGCTTGTCGGATGTTCATCTGCGGCATAGTTGTCCGATTGCGAGAACGACAGAACCTAGTTGGTATGAGGCAATGGCAAGGACGTTGGATCAGGTTAGGAGGATAGTAGTTGAAAGGGAATTGCCGGTTTTGTGCGCAGGCGACGTTTTCGATAAATGGAACCCGCCACCGGAGTTGATCAATTTCGCTGTAAAGAATCTCCCAAAGATGTTGTCAATTACAGGACAGCATGATTTACCATATCACGAGTATGAAGGATTGAATCGGACTGCATTTGCTACGCTGTCGTACTGCGGAAAGTTTTGGGGGTCTGATCATGTGACAAATCTGTCATCTGCAGCTAAGGTTTGGTCGTTTCCGTGGGGACGAGTAGTTGAAAGGCCTTCAGCAAGGACGGATGTGAAGATAGCTTTGATACATTCGTTGGTTTGGAGGAAGGGGTATGGGTTTGTAGGAGCGCCGAGTGAAAAGCATATAGGCGGATGGAAGGAAGCACTTGAGGGGTATGACTTTGCAGTGTTTGGTGATAATCACAAGCCGTTTACCGCAAAGGTCGGAGGGTGTCGGATTGTGAATTGCGGATGTTTGATTCCGCAAAGTATAAACGAAGCGGAGATCGATCCGAGCGTGTGGGTTTTGTATGACAATGGACATGTTGAACGGATCAAGTTGGACACGTCTAAAGATAGATGGATTGAGACAAGGACGAAAGGAGAGGAAGGGTTGAGTGAGGAGTCGGTGAGACTGCTGGAGGGGTTTGTTGAAGGTGTTGAGGGGATCACGACGGATACCTTGTCGTTCAGGACTGCTGTCGAAAGGGCGATGAGGGAATTGAATGTGAGTCAGGAAGTTAGCCGATGTGTGTATAGGGCATTAGAGGGAGTCAAGTAATGGACATTACTGTAGCTCAGTTCGAACAGTTAAAGAAGAAGGTGGAGTGTTTGCGGTCAGAGAGGGATAAGGCTAGTGGAGAACTGAAAGCTGTTAGAAACACAATAGCGAAGGAGTTTGGATGTAAGTCATTGAAGGAAGCCAAGGAATTGCTCGGGGAGTTGAAGAAAGAGGAAGAGGAGCTAAAGGAGGATTTGGATGAAGCTTGGGAAGAGTTTGATCAGAAGTGGGGAGATAAGTTAGATGGATTTGATTGAGGTACGGAAGAAAACAGATGAGTTGAAGTCTATGAAATCATTGATTGTCAAGCAGTTGGAGGCTGGCAAGTTGGATCTTTCTCAAGCAAAGACGAAGGCAGAGAATGTTAGTGAGGCGAAAGACATCGTTTTGACGATTGCAGAAGGAATACAAGCTCAGGTACATAAACAGGTGGCGAATTTGGTAACTCGGTGTTTGCAGGCTGTATTTGGATCGGAATACCGATTCGACTTGATATTCGAGAAGAAGAGGGGAAGGTCGTCAGCCAGGTTTGTTTTGACGAAGGAGGGACAGGAGTACGACGATTTGTTGAATGAGGTAGGAGGAGGTGTAGTAGATGTAGTTTCGTTTGGACTGAGGCTATCATGTGTGTTGTTGGCGAGGCCTGAACGACGAAGGTTGTTAGTTCTCGACGAACCGTTCAAGAATTTACGTGGGATTGAGTACAGGCGAAGGTTGAGGAGAATGCTGAAAGAATTGTCCGAGAGACTTGATTTCCAGTTCATTATCAATGTTGATCATCAGGCGTACCCTGAGTTTGTTCTCGGAAAGGTTATTGAGGTAGGCAGCGATGGGCAAATATAAAGAAGTTTCGATCACGGAGGAGGTGTTGTCCATGCCGATAGGCGAATTGGATCTTAGTACTAGAACTGTGAACATATTGGAGAAGGTTGGAATAAATACAGTGTTGGAACTGTTCTATTCGTGTGCAGAAACGAAGGCGTGTTGTGAGTGTGTACGGCAGGAGAATTGTACTGCTAAGAGGAAATTGATTGATCAGGTCAACGTAGGCAAAGGAATCATCGAGCAGATATTCGAGGCTTTGGAGTTCGAAGGTATAATCAGAAAGGAAGATTCTAATGGAAATTGAGAAGTACGTATTGCCAGTAAGCGATAAAGTGTTGGTAAGACCGGAAGCCGCTGAGGAAATGTCTGAGGGAGGAATAGTCATTCCGGACCAGGCGAGGCAAATGCCAGGACGGGGCGAGGTCGTAGCTGTTGGAAGAGACACCGAAGAGGTTCGAGTTGGCGAGATTGTTTTGTATAATAAGTATGACATCAGTCTCGTAGAGATCGAAGGGGAGGAGTTTGCTATACTAGCCGAGGAGAATCTGTTGATTAGGATAAAGAAGTAAATGAAACGTTCTCCGCCAGACGGTAAGGAAATACAAAGGATGGAGCGGTTGAGGAAAGTACGTACGGATTTTCTAAATGGAATAACCAGTCGGACGGAGCTGTCGATTCGTCATGGGATTTCTCTGGCCATGGCGACGCAAGACGTAAAGAAGATAATGAATGATCTTCGTCAACAGTACAAGGAGGATGGACTTTACGAAGCCGAACTGTTACAGGAGCGAGTCACTAAGGTTTACCAGAAAGCTGTAGTAGGATTCGAGAGGTCAAGGACAGACAAGGAGAAGGTGAGGATAACGTATGAGAAGGAGAAGTGTGAGGAGTGTAATGGATCAGGGTTTGACAGCGATGAAGATTGGTGTGGTTCGTGCGAAGGAAGAGGATTTGTTACTGTAGAGAAACAGGTGAGGGAAGTAACAGGCCAAGCAGGTGATCCGAATATGCTGCGGGTACAGTTAGATTGCTTGAAGGAGTTAGCCCGGTTGAAGGGGCTTGTTCCGGTGGGCAAGGAAAGTTTGATCAATACGCAGATCAATGTTGGTGTTGAGTTGCCGGGGGTAGATTTAAGGAAGGTGTCGGATGACGATCTGTTGAAGGCAGTGAGCTTGTTGCAGGTAGAAATCGAACCGTCTGTTGAGAAAGACGTGATCGATGTTGAATCGAAATCCGCTGAGGAGGATCGGTAAGGTGATACTAGTCAAGCCGAGTTTTGAGATAATGGAGTTAGATGATGGGATGGAGATATTACGTCGGATCGAAAGAATCGCTAGGGTCTGTTACAAGTCGGAGGATAGGATTACGGAGGTGTCTTGCGTTCCGTTCTGTGAGATGTTGGTTAAGCGTGGCCACTATGCCATGTTGGAACACGGTGGGAGTATCAGTGTGAGGTTCATAGCGAACCGTGGATTTTCCCACGAATTGGTACGGCATAGGATAGCATCGTACGCTCAAGAGTCGACAAGGTTTTGCGATTATAGAGGAGGGGTAACGTTTGTCATACCGCCATGGGTTAGCGGAGTTGAGTCAGGGACGCACGAGTGGAAAGCGTTGCCTATGGAAAGGACCGGGGTGTACAAGAATGCAATAGAACCAGAACCGGAAACGGAAGACGGGGCGAGCGTCCGCTGGCTGGCAGCAATGTTGGAGTGCGAAGCGAATTACAAGCTATTGTTGGAGGAGGGGTGGACACCACAACAAGCCAGAGGAGTCTTACCGATCGACTTGAAGACGGAGATTGTGATTACAACGAATCCGACCGAGTGGCGGCATGTGTTCAAGATGAGGGATTCCAAAAAGGCTCATCCACAGATGCAGCAAATAATGGAACCGCTACATGAAGAAATGAAACGTCGGATTCCAGTGTTGTTTGAGTTGTTCGATTAAAGGAAATGTTCAAAATAGAAAAAGGAGTGGGAAGTGAAGAACATCTGCCTGTACCACGGAATTGACTTGGACGGATTCTGCTCCGGTGCGATTTACGCGAAGCACATGGAGCGGATAGGCCAGAAGTACGAATTGATTCCGGCCAACTACGGATGGGAATTGCCGTGGGAGGAATTCAAGGAGGCTCACGTCACTCTGATTGACTTCTCGATCCAGCCGTGGGAGGAATTCAAACGGCTATCTACAGTGGCAGGTAAAATAACATGGATCGATCATCACAAGTCAGCCATCGATGAATGGAGAAACCACGGGTTATTTAACTGTCCGACACAGGTCGTACTAGACGTCAATAAGGCAGGGTGTGAATTGGCCTGGGAGTATTATTTTCCTTCTACCCCGATACCGTGGGCGGTGCGTTTGCTTGGGCGATATGACGTGTGGGACCACGGGTATCATGAAGATGTCTTGCCGTTCCAGTATGGTTTGCGTCTGCATGACATGGACCCACGGGAAGATTGCGAGGGCAAATGGTCTGGCTTGCTCTCCTACGTCCGGAGCCCTAGTCATGTCTTGCCGGTGATGCAGAAGGGGAGAATCATCCTCCGCTACCAGTCTCGGGAAGACGAGATCGGAGCCCGTGCTGGTTGTTTCACCCTGGAATGGGAAGGGCTTCGCTGGATCGCCGCTAACCGTGGCGGACGGGGCAGCAAGTTTTTCGATTCGGTGTGGGACCCGAAAAAGTACGACGGCATGATGGGATTCAACTGGAACGGGGAGGTATGGACCGTGGGCCTGTATTCAGACAAGGAAGGGATTAACTGTGAAGCAATTGCCAAGCGGTGTGGCGGCGGAGGGCACCCCGGTGCGGCAGGCTTCCGGTGTCGGGAATTGCCGTTTGATTTAGAAATTACACACAAGCTGGAGAAAGATCATGCGACGTGAAATTGTAGAGCGCATGTGTGATCAATGTAGTCAGCGTAAACAGATGCCAATGAGACCAGTCGGGAGAGTGTGGGTAGGATGGTTGATTGTTATCGACTCTGGTCAACAGGAATGGGATTTCTGTTCGGAGCAGTGCACTCTTAAGTTCTTGCAGGAACGGGGAAGGGACCGAGTGTAATCATTGTTACGAGGAAGACAGTTATGTCAGTAAGAAGGTCGATAGCTGTATTGTATTGGAATATCTGTAGGTCAATTACTCCGGTCTACGAGCAATCATGGTTGTTGATTAGGTTTTGGCCTCGGGAGATTTATCATAGATTGCGGCCCTCAGAAGACGAGTTTCACAGATCGTTGGATTTGGATTCGGAAGCTATGATGTATATGACAGATCGGCAAACGGACCGCTATCTTAAGAGCATTGCAAAGAGAAGGATGAGAGCGCACGAAGAAAGTCTCTAGGTCGATAGGGTTTGTGCGGGAGTGGGGATAGAGATGAAGGACGGAACTGTCGGACGTCCGTGGTGTAATTCTCTCACGTACATACGAGCGTTTCACGAGGAGTGGTATTGTGTGCGATGCCATCGGTGGTATCTGCGATTTTTGGGACATTGGCGGTGTGCGGAGTTGTGGGAAGCACTAAATCATAAGGGCAGCAGATGGAAAGATACGGGAGTTTTGTAGTGCCGACAGTGACGGAATGTTTGCGGGAGCATCTGTTACTAAGCTTAGGGTGTCATGTTGATCAAAGACGACTGCCGGACTTGCCGGAGTTGATTCGGATCAGATGGTCCCCAGCGTTTGAGTGGATGATGCGGCGACGGTTGATTATAGGAGCTTTTCGCTATGGTCTGTTTAACGAAGGATCGAAGTGGGATCAGGTGTCAAGCATCCGTCGTCATTTGGATTTGTACGAAAAGACAGGCAATCTAGAAGACCTCGTAGATGTAGCTAATCTAGCACTAGTCGAATTTGTAGAAGGAAGTCACCCTAATCGACATTGGAAGGCACGGGATGATTCGGAGCATGCGAGATTGGTTGAGTAAGAACGCCCCAGCCTGGACAGTAGTAGCTTACCTTATCCCGGGGCATCCCTGCTGCTGTCCAGGTCTGTTTAACAAAGGAGAATTACATGAATAGTAGGGAGTATCAGAAATTGGCAGCCAGGACCGAATCACCGGCGGATTTTGTTTTGGGTAGATTGGAAAACATGGGCGAGTACGATGTTCGTCTGTGGCATGCTTTGATAGGCATGTCAAGTGAAGTAGGAGAGCTGATGGATCAGTTCAAACGGTTCATGTTCTACCGGCAGTCGCTCGATGAATGCAACGTGATCGAAGAGCTAGGCGATGTCTTATGGTACATTGCTCTGGCTTGTAATACGTTGGAGATCAGTATGGAAGATGTAATGAGGAAGAATATCAAAAAGCTACGGGAGCGATATCCAGAAAAGTATTCCGATCATGACGCTGCTGAAGAAAATCGTGATAGGGAAAACGAACGCAACGCTTTGGAGGATTAAGATATGAGTGTAAAGATCAGACGATTATCTGTTTATAACATGAGGACGTGTGACCATACGAAAGTCACAAAAAAGTGAGTTACTCGTTGCCAGTATTCTACACAGGGAAGACGTAGCTAAGGTTATCGGTCTGTTGTGCGATAAATTGGTACAGTGTGCTTCAAGACATGACGAAGACAAGATTACCGAGATAGATGAGTTCTACAAGGACTTCTCGTCAGGCTTCGAACGACAAGAGTGGTGGAGAAGTCATCGTGTGTGTAGCAGGCATCATTTGGAAACGGAGGACGGAGTTCCTGACGATGTCAATTTGATCGATGTGTTAGAGCATATCGTAGACGGCGTCACTGCCGGATTAGCCAGAGCAGGACGAGTCAGGGATTTTGATCTGTCGAACGATCTGTTACAAACAGCAGTCAAGAATACTGTCCTTTTGTTGAAGAAGAACATTGAAATCGTAGGAGAGTAGTCACATGGCTTACTTTGTATTAGTCACAAAGCACACCGGCGATGACAAGCGAGTAGGTCCGTTTTGGACTAGGGAAGAAGCTGTCAGAACTATGCACGTCGAGTCAAGGAAAGAAAGCACGAAAGAAACCCAGTTGATCGAGGAGAAGAAGTAATGGGTGAATTCGCTGACTATGCTCTAGATGAGGCCACATTGATCATATGGACAATACCGAGGCGTGTCCTGTCTGTGGCGGGTTGAATTTTCATTTTTGTTCTGAAGGCAGTACATACAGTACGGAAGACAAGGTGATTAGACGTGTTGTATCTAAGTGTTTGAATAAACAGGGAAAAGATCGTCTGTAAAGGTTTGTGAAGTATGGTGTCGAAAGAGGAAATGTCGGAAGCGACGATGAGGGAGATCGAGCGAAGGGGTAGGAAGGATCCGGTATTCTTTGCTAGGTCACTGATCATACCATCCGCAGAGGGTAGGAGACTATTTGACGATTGTATTGAGGACTTCCAGTTGGAGACATTTAGGAAGTTGAAAGATTCGTTGAGAGCGATACAAGCAGGGACGGAACCACCGATCAGAAGGTTTTGGATCGAGCGGACAAAGAAAGCGTCAAAAGATCACGACATCGCAACTTGCGTATTGTGGCTGATGTGTTTTCCGTTCAAGCCGATCAAGGTGCAGATATGTGCGTCAAATCACAAGCAGGCGAAGATCGTCCAAAATCGAGCAGTTGAGATTTTGTATTACAACCCTTGGCTGGAAAAGTATGTAGAGATCATCGAAGGAGCGATCAGAAATAAAAAGATGCGAAGGCAAGTGTGGACGCATATTGAGGCAACGGACAGTCAGGGAGCCGAACATGGTGAGACACCCGATCTGTTAGTCTTGAATGAATTGGTTCACGTAGCAAAGTGGAGGGCAATGGAAGACCACATGCAAAACGCTGATGGAACGGCAAGGTCAGTTGTGATCATCGCAACGAATGCAGGGATTCGAGGAACGCCGGCTTGGAGGTGGAGACAGAATGCATTCAAGCATACGGATCGGTGGTGTGTTCAAAAGTGGAGCAGTCCCGCCCCCTGGGCTAAGGAGGAGGACATCGAAGAGGCAAGACGTCGCGATCCGATAGGGACTGAATTTGAACGGTTGTGGAGGGGACGTTGGGTAAGCGGAGTCGGCGATGCGTTGAGTGAGGACGATGTTGAAGGATGCTTTCGGAGGAAGGAACCTCTGTTCGAGCCGGAGGAAGGGTGGGTCTATTTGGGTGGGGTGGATTTAGGAGTATCGAAAGATCATGCCGGTGTTGTAATCGTAGGAGTGCATAGGACACGTCAGTTAGTCAAGGTGATGTGCATTAGGGGATTCGCACCGGAGGTTCCGAATGGAGATAAGTTGGAAGTGAACAGTAATGACGTGGAGGTGCATGTTAAACAGCAATGGGAAAGTTTTAGGTTCCTGACGTGTTTTTACGATCCAGCTGCAGGAGGATCATTCATGGCACAGAGGCTCCGAAAAGAGGGAGTGCCGATGACCGAAGCCAAGTTCTCAATGCCAGGTTTTCAGACAGCAATGGCAACGAGTCTAGTGCAGTTAGTGAAAGCACGTATGTTGGAGTGTTACGAGGACCAAGAAGGAAGGCTCAGAAGAGACATAGCCAAGTTCTTCATCGAACACAAACCACCGAACAGTTACAAGCTTAAAGCAGTTAGTGACATACATGGTCATGCAGACGTAGGAATTGCGATGACTATGACATTGCCCAGGGCAGTAGAGTTGTTGGGATGGAGGCTAGGATTGTCGCCAACGGATGATTTGATATGTGAGAACAACGAACCGCTCACCGAGGAGGAGGAGGAGGATTTGCCAGATGAGTTCAAGGAGATGAACAAAATGTACGAGGAGGTGGGACTTGAGAAGAGATTGGAGGCGTTCTACAAGTAGAGTAAGTCATTGGAAGCTCTATAGGCTAAAAGCTTCGATGCACCTATAATGACATTGTGGGTCGTTGCATAAAGAGACGATAAGAAGGGGAACTACCTGATGAGAAGGCAAGCACTAACAGGTATCGTCATACTGTTGGTTGTTCTGCTGTTTGTAGGTCAGACGTTGGCCCAGATGAATTGCATCAATGGCCGTTGCAATCTGGCTCAGCGAGGAACAGTTTCTAGAACACAACCCGAGGCAAAGTATCGTCATTCGTCGATTCCGGTGATTCGTCTCTACGATTCAAATGGGTATGTGTCAGTTCAGTCCGGATGCGTTGTGAGAGTGTACGAGAAGGAAAGATTGGCAATCGTAGCGACAACTGCTCATGGATTCAGTACAGATACGGTGAGGGCGGTAGTGTGGTGTAGTGAGAAAGATGGATACGAGGCGACGATAAAGATTGTGGATCACGACAATGACATCGCTTTGTTGCTGATTCGATGCCCGCCTAGGATCGTTGCCTTTCCGATAGCGACTAAGGATCCAGCTGAAGGTGAGGTGATTTGGGCATGTGGCAATGTCAAGGATCGGTTGGTGCAACGTCAAGGTCCATTATTGGGTTGGGCAAGATCAGTAGGTCGGTTAGCGAGACGGCTATTACGCATTCGAGTCGTAGTCGTCAATGGCATGTCAGGAGGCCCGATTCTCACAAGGAGTGGACAGCTAGTCGGCTTGGTGAGTTGCGGCGATGAGGGCGAGACATTCGGTCCCTGTTATGTATGCATTACAGAGAAGATAGTCGAGTTGACAACGAAGGACCAGTCAGAGGAAGAGGGAACAGACGAAGAGGAAGAGGGAACAGACGAAGAGGAAGAGGGAACAGACGAAGAGGAAGAGGGAACAGACGAAGAGGCATCGACTGAGGACGAAGTTGATAATACGGTCCAGGTCAATTATGGGAAGCTGTTGATTCTGATACAGAAGAACACAGAAGCAATAGCCGAGCTAGCTCGTTGTCCAGGACCGCCAGGTGAACAAGGACCGCCAGGTGAACAAGGACCGCCGGGCAAGCAAGGACCGTCTGGAGAAAGAGGTCCGAAGGGCGAAAAGGGCGATCCTGGTAAGGACTGCGAACTGATCGAACTTACCGAGGAACAGATACAATTGATAATCGGACGACTGCCACCAGTACGAATGCAGACGGTAAATGCGGAGGGTGATGTGATTCAAGAGGCGACACATTACCTCGGAGGAGCTCCGCTCAAGCTTCGCCTCGTACCAGTTCGTCAGAAAGGTATTTAGATGCCTGATGACACTCTAGATATTCCCGTTCCGGGAGAAGGAGAATTGGAAATGGCAGAAGCAACTGCCCAGTTCGGAGGCCTGCACGACCAGAACATGGCCGGTATGGGTCAAGCGATGACACGGTTTCAGAACGACGCCGTGACAGTCTCGAAGGCGGCTGATTACAGCTACCTGCAGGACAAGGATCTTGTTTCACTAGCCGAGGCGGTAGGCGTGCGGGAAGTCGCGTCGAGAGTGAATCCGTCCGGTCCCGTTCCGGCCACCGTCGTGGAGTAACGATGTTGGATCTGGGAAGAATTGTGAAAGATTCGGTCACGCTGGATGCTGCGTATTTCTCACGTGGCATACCAGCAGTGATCGAACAGCTTGCTAATGAAGCAATCGAGGAGGTGGAACGTGCCAGACAACGGAACGACGGAGACGCCGCAAGAGAGAGTGATGCGGCAGTGGTACCAGGGTAAGCTAGCTGAGAGGCTCGGCCAGTTCAGTGCGATGATGAAGGATCGCAATATGGTACGTCGAGGCGCTTTGAAGATGCAAGATGGAACGCTAGGTCAAGAAGGCGATCCGCTAGCATTGGAGGACAGCGACATGAACATTCGAGTTGGCGACGAGGTTCATTATCACACGCCGGCTGCAGAAGTTGTACGTTCTCCCGTCGCCACGACCGAACTGACTTCGGAGCCGAAGCAGTCGCTTCTAACGAAGACACTTCCGTTTGTATTAGCCAGTGCGTTGGGAGCGAGTGGGATTGCAGTACCGGCTTGGATGGCGGGAGCATTCAGTAAACCAGTAACGTTGCCGTCTGTTAAGACAGCAGTGGATACAGATACCCAGTATACGTTGGAGTTAGTTTCCGATGACGAAACAACGGAGTAAACCGATGCCGACCGAAGTAAAGAAAGCGGATGTGAAAAGATATACGATCGGAATACCGTTCCATATCGAGGAGATTACGGAGGATGGAACAACGAAACCGTTCTTCGATTGTGTTCTCGATTACCACGATATGACGTATGAGGATGTAGTCGCGGTTCAAGCTGCTATGATCAAGTTGCTTGAATCGTTGAATGGCTATGGTATATCGTATGCCGATTCGTTAGGAATGAGTGAGAAGCTGAAGGCGTTGGGCTTAGCAAAAAAGCCGTAGCAGAGTTTGAGATTCTTTCAGGTGTGGTCCGTGTTTTCGATGAAGGCAGTTCATACGGTGAGTCGTATAGATGGACTGCAAGTTGTCGATTCATCGATCGTGAGGAAGTAGAGATCATGGGAGTTCTAACCGCACCAAGTCCAGCAGAGTGGAAGGCAGTGCTAAAGTGTATGGACGGTCTCGGCGTCAAGGTCGTGCAGTACAAGCAATTTCGGGACGGAGTGATTAAGGTTAAACGAAGAAGTACGAGGACGGAACGATGAAGTCGCCGTACTACGGAACGTTCGTCAACGAGGTCAGGACTGTTTGGCTATCCGATCATCCGAGGAATATGCGTCTGTTGGACGACGTGAAGTTCATTGACAATAGGGGACGAACAGTTTGGATTGCTGGGAAAGGGACGGTCATAAACGGAGCATCGACCGGTTGGTTTCTACGACGACTGTTCCCAGCATTCATTGGCAAGTACAGGCGTGCGACAGTAGTACATGATTACTATTGCACGAACAGGAAGGATATTCCGAGTTGGAAAGTGCATAGAATGTTTCGGGATGCAATGCTAGCAGATGGAACCAGTGTTGCAGTAGCGTGGATTATGTGGATAGGGGTGAGGTTGTTCGGACCGCGATTCGGTCCACGATGTTAGACAAGGAGAAAGAAATGCTTGAGGTATTGGTTTTGTCGATCGCACTTGGAGGCCCGTGTGACGGATGGTGTTTGTCGGTCAGTGATAATCAAAGCACCAGTACGAGCCACGGTACGTATCGTCGAGGAAAAGCCTGTCAGGAAAATGGTCAAGGCTGTGAATCGGCTGAGGCCTGTTCGACAGCGGATCAAAGAAAAGCCAGTGAGACGGTTGTTGTTCCCGAAATGTCGGAGTTAATGTAAGGAAGAGTAATGGAATCGACAGATCAGTTTCGTTATCGGTATAAGGCTCGGATCATCAGTGTGTACGACGGAGATACGGTTCGAGCGGATGTTGATTTGGGTATGGGGATTTGGGCACGGAATGTCAAGTTAAGACTGAAAGGAATCGACTCATCCGAGTTACGTTCCCGCTCATTGACTGAGACTCGAAAGGCCGTAAAGGCTCGTGAGGCGTTAGAAGTCAAGGTACTGAACAAGGAAGTAACGATCGAGACACACAAGGACAGGACCGGGAAGTATGGCCGATACCTAGCTACGATATGGATCGAGGATGATAGTAGATCGGAGAGGTGGAAGAATGTAAATGATTCAATGGTACAAGAAGGGTATGCTGTGCCCTATTAAGGGTTTTTGATAAAAGGGGCATGTCAATGAGTAATGTAAACGGTGGTACTGTTGTGTTGAATAGTTGGCTGCGGCTTATAAATCAAGTAGGACTGCCTACAGTAGCCGTTTGCGTTTTGTGTTTCGTCGTTTGGAAGTGTACGATTGTGCCCTTCACAGAAGAACGGGCGTTTCTGATTTCCGCTTTGCAAGAAAGCGTGAAGAATTCGATTGAGACGAATGATGCAGTGCTTGCGGCCAGTGAGGACAATCGAGATTCGTTGCAGACTATTGCGGACGCAACGAAGGCCATGGCTGCGAATTCCGCCAGGACGAGGGATTCCGTTGAAGGTTTGAATGAAGACATACACAAATTTTGTGATCGGGTAAGTGCTGAACATGCAACGTCGCAAGAGTCGTTGGATTCCATTGAGGCCGATACACAGACCATAATCCTGATGACCGAGGAAGTGAAGGCTAGGGTAGGTTCCTAGTCCAGAAGATGTTAGAGAGGAAGGTGCCATGAAATTGCATCAATCGGTTATTTGGACAGTGTCGTTGTTATTCATGTTGTGTATTGAAGCTAAAGCAGAGGATCAGTTTCTCA